ATTTTCAATGATTGCAGTATTGTATTCATTATGAATAAATAATTTTGGAACCAGTTTTCCATAAAATCCGTTTCCTTCTTCTGTTCCGGATATTACTGTTCCAATAGGTATATCTTGATGATAATATAACAAATCTCTTACTAAAAAACTCTTTCCAGTGTCACGCCTTCCAATAAGCACGACAACTGGACCTTTAGACTCATTTGGTTTAAAACTAATAGTTTTCATATCAAATTTTTTCAATTCTAGCGTCATTGGATACTACTATTATTTAGAAGAATATAAATTTCTGTTTTACGCATAAAACTTCTAAAATTGTGTATTTAACAAATAAGTTAAAACGTATTATATATTTAGTAGCTAATAATAAATGATAAGTGTTGATTATCAAAAAAGAAAAAATCTTGAGCTCTTCAAAACTTTAGAATGTTACGGCTTTGTAAACATTCAAAACTACATTCCTATTTACAATCGTTTTTTATCATTAAACGAAACAAACTTTAGTAATATAAACTTGAATCATGAATGGTATTTGACAGGCATTAAAGACAATGTAGCAGACAATAAAAATCTCTATACTTGTTCCATTAAAAATTTAACTACAAACAAAGTCAAAACAAAACAAATATTTTTTAAGCTAGCGCCGCTAATTGACCCATTTAAGTATTTAATAGGAAAATACAATCCAAAAGACGAAAAGTTGTATAAATTACCAACAATAGATTCATCTTTAGACGATTTCAATGTTAAATTTACAGAACCAAATAACTCCTCCTACGTAGATAGTTTTTTTTCTTTTTTAAACAGCAAATTAATTCATAATCATGAATTCATTCATGGTGTTGATTTTTATGGGTCATTTTTAACTATTAAAGATAATTTTTCTATAAACGTGTTTGACGATATTGATTATCTAAATAAATCGGACTACTTTAATAAGAATAAAAATGTTTTGTTCCAAGTTGATGACTACGATTTTCTTTTCAATGACGAAGATGATGAGGATAAAAAAAAACTCCCTCTTATTAAAATTGATAATGCAAATACAAGAGTTTCAAATCTTTCCGTTGATTCAATAAACGACTCTATGTACGAAGATATATTTTCCAATGAGGTCGTCTCTCTTGATAATTTAAAAGAGAGATCTTTAGATATTGTCGACATTAATAATTTGGATGTGCAAACAAATATTACAACTACTCTTAAATCAGGTTCTACCTGTTCTTCCAGAAGTTCTTATACCGAAGACGGAGATGCTTGTTGCAATGAAAATGATTCAGAAAATTGTGAGAGCGAAGAAAAATATGATGGTTCCGAAGCTGACTCTGATTACGACACAGAAAATAGCGAAACTGAAGAAAAAATAAATGTTGTCATTCCAAAATTTCCAGTACAAATTATTTCCATGGAAAAATGCGAAAACACGTTCGACGACTTAATTTTAAATGAAGAATTAAGCGAGGGTGAGTGGTATTCCGCATTAATGCAAATTATAATGATTTTAATTACTTACCAAAAAATGTTTGCATTTACACACAATGATTTGCATACAAATAATGTAATGTACAATAAGACAGATGTAGAATTTGTCTATTATTGTTATAAAAAACGATATTATAAAGTTCCTACTTTTGGAAGAATTTTTAAAGTTATAGACTTTGGGCGCAGTATTTATAAATTTGACGGAAAAATTTTTTGCAGCGATAGTTTTCAACAAGGAGGAGATGCCGCGACTCAGTATAATACCGAGCCTTATTTTAACGACAAAAAACCAAGACTTGAACCAAACTATAGTTTTGACATTTGTAGATTGGCGTGTTCTATTTTTGATTACTTGGTAGAAGATTTAGAATCCATAAAAAATTTAGACGAATGCGAACCTGTTACAAAGCTTATTGTAGAATGGTGTTTAGATGACAAAGGTATTAACTTATTATACAAAAATGACGGAACAGATAGATATCCGGACTTCAAACTTTATAAGATGATTGCTCGTTGCGTTCACAACCATACTCCACAAGCCCAATTGGAACGAAAAGAATTTGCTGCTTTTGCGGTATCAAAAAATAAAATATACAACGATGCAAAAATAATGAATATAGACGAGTATCCTTGTTACGTTTAAATTTTTAAAGTTTAGAACAACTATATTTTAAAAATTTATTAAAACTATGAAAAAAATATATACATAATATAAATGAATGTTAACAATTATGGATTTATTATAACTCGACACGTGAATTCAGAAAAAACTAACAAATATTGGAACCGATGCATCCGTTGTATAAGAAGATTTTACCCGTTAAAAAAAATTGTTGTTATTGATGACAATAGCAATCAAGAATTTGTTAACGCGGAATCAAGTTACAGCAATGTTGAAATTATTAATTCCGAATTTCCGGGGAGAGGCGAGTTATTACCTTATTATTACTTCTACAAACGACGTTTTTTTAATAATGCCGTAATTATTCACGACAGCGTATTTTTTCATCAAAGAATTAACTTTGATAGAGTAAAAAACAGAGCCGTCCCGCTGTGGCATTTTAATTCTGATAAAGAAAACGTTGACAATACAATAAGAATTGCCAGCGTTTTAAGAAATAGTTATAGCGTAATACAACAATTAAACGATAGCGAAGTTAAACCGCTTGGGTTTAAAAAAGATAAATGGTTTGGTTGTTTTGGAGGTCAAAGCTACATAAATCACGGATTCCTTGCGTACCTTGAGAATAAGTATGGTTTATTAAATCTAGTAAATGTTGTGAAATGTAGAAGTGACAGGAGTTGCTTTGAGAGAATCATGGGTGCATTGTTTTTCATTAACCAAAGAAAATTACATAGATCTCCATCAATATTAGGAAATATAATGACATACTCAGTTTGGGGTTATTCCTTTGACCAATATTGCAAATTTATAGAAGATAAAAAAGGGGCTCCAAATCCAATTGTTAAAGTGTGGACAGGAAGATAATCTTGGTGTTTGCATTAAAAATCAGGGTTGCCTACAAAAACGGCTGGAACAACTCCACCACCCTCTTGAATAACAGGCTTTAGTTGACCTACCACGAAGTTTCCTACTAATACGCTAAAATAAACTAATAAAGTGTCTCTCACTAAAATTTTTAAAGGTTTACTCTCCTTTTCAATAAATCTCATTTCAATAAACTTGCATATAAAAAATACAAAAGAGATCAATCCAGCATTGATAAATACATTATCCATTTAAAATAACAAAGAACATTGTTATTTGTTATTTTACGCATTTCCACTTTAAAAAAGTGGAGCAAATCCACTTTAAAAAAGTGGAGCAAAATAAAAATTCCACTTTAAAAAAGTGGAGCAAAATAAAGAACCCAAGGTTTCCTTAAACCCTCTTCTATTGTAAAGTTTACGCTTATGCGAGAACTTCAATTTCGTCCAACAATAAGTCCGGTAAAAGATCTATAGAAGGCGGATCTATTACATGAATATCAATTGAACCTAAATCAATGTTTTGATCTGAGATTTTCAATCTTTCGTCAGAGTAATCGTCATCATTTGACTCTAATTTTCTTTGTTCGTTACGAATTGCGCTAATTTGTTCCAAGACATCAGGGTCTTTTGACGCAGTAACCGAAGCTACGACATCATTGGAGTCTTTTACTAAGTCGACATCATTAAAACTTAGTCTTGCCGCTTCTTGTTTCACTATAATATCATCAACCTGTTTGTTGACTTCATTTTCTTCTTTTTCTTTCGGCGTTTCAATAAATTGTTCTTTAATTTCTTCAATAATATCTTCTTCTACGCTTTCGTCCATATATGCTCGCAAAATATTTTCAACTGGTATGCTTTCACGAACTGCATTCAATATGCACTCTTGAACAATAATTTCTAATTCACGTTGATTCTTTTGAACTTGGAGTGGGGGAATCTCTATTTCAAAAAGATATACATTTTTATATATTTTTCGGGCTACGTGAATGTACGCCTTGTGAATAAAGTCGTCTAATTTTGGAATGTTTATGTCAATCTTTTTTTGTTTATTTCCAGAACGCATAGCAGTCAATAATTTCAATTGAATAATGTGAATGCAGGTTATTAAATCTTCTAAATATCCACATCCACTTCTATCACAAATTCGTTTTCTTTCGTTTTCGATAATATTAGGATTCCATTTTGGTATTCTTGAAATAAAATTTTGGAATGTCATCAAATATTTGTCCATTTCATTGTTCTCTCTGCATAGCTTGTGAGATTCTTCAAAAATTGATCGCAAACCTTCAATAATAAGAGGAGTCATTATTGTGAGAAGTCTTGCTCCCCACTCATTTTTTGATTCATGCAACGAACCAACGTTAAAATCATCCATTTACATAAAAGAAATATTTTCTAAAGATACATCTAAACTCAAATATAGGAAATTCAGAATAAACATGATTAAAAGTTTTTCGTTTCTAAATTCTTTTCTTACTTTATTGAATGTTATTAACAACTCATATCTTTTTTGAATGTCTAAATTTGTAAAATTATTGTGATTTTCTAATAAGTGAATAATGTCTAATCCAGAATAACATTTTTCATAAAGTTTTTTACAAACCTGCATTAAATTTGAATAAGGCATGTTTTTTATCATTGACTTGGAAAGTTCTTTTTTTAACCATTCCGCTCGCTGACATTTCAAATCGTCCAACTTGAAAGTTTCTTTTAGATTATGTTTGTATAGATTTATTGTGGCTCCATTATAGATTGGCTCTGGAACATAAATTTCGCAAAAACGAGAAAGTATTGGTTTCAATAACTTGTATTTGTCTTCCACAATAATAAAAAATCTTGTTGTGTGACTGAAAAGCTCTATGCACCGCCTTAGAGCCGATTGCGCGTCCATTGTAAGCTTGTCTGCGTTGAGCAAAATAATACTTTTAAAAATATCTCCTCCGTTTGAGTTTATATGAGTTTTGGCAAAAAATTTCAACTCGTCTCGTATGAATTTGATTCCTTTTCCATGAGCGCAATTCACATACATAACAAAGTTTTTAATCTTTTCTTTGTCAAAGTTATAAATATTTTTAATAAAGTTATGCACGATTGTTCGTTTTCCACTTCCAGATGGACCATGAAAAATAATATTGGGTATCTTATGTATTTTGTAAAAATATTCTAGTTTTTCGCGAATTGCGGAATGAATGTTCAAACTCATTGTCTAGTTTCTAATATAAAATTAATTATTTTTATATCAAAATAAAACGTATTTATATTCAACCGCTGGAAAAGGTTTAACGAAGTAAAAGCCAAATATTTTAACCTTTGTAAAAGGTTAAACTTAGAAAAACAATCAAAGTCTTTACCCTATTGGGAAAGGTCTCTGATTTTTTTCAACTACAAGAGGCTCTGGAATATAAGTTGGACCTTTGTCAAAAATGTTTGCAGATTGTAAGTTTTTTAATTCAGGAGTTAAACATGGCGCAGGATTCACTAAATTTGTTGAGTTAATTCCAAACAAAAAAGACTCAATATCTGCGGCATTGTAAGACATTTTATTCCAAGGAATTTGTGCAGGTAAAAGACCAATTCCTGGAAGTTTGGTGTCATATGCTTCTCCACCTGCAGAATTTTTGTAGATTGTATATTGTCTAGATTCTGCATATTCTAGTTGTTGCAAGCAATAATTTCCAGAAGTATTTTTATTGCGTGTTGATGCCATTCTACTATACATTTTTATTAAAAATTGCAAAAAATTTCTATTTGACTAGATAAATAGTTCATTAGTGCATCAATTTTTTCATCGGAAATTTTTCCTTCTTCAAGAAATTCTGAAATGCACGGATGAGTCAAGTGCAAAAATTCATATGACATTAAACTCATAAGACCAACAATTTCATCCGTTATTGGAAATAAAATTTGTGCCTTTTTAATACATTTCATAAATTTTTTATGAGTTTTTATTTTTTCAAATATGTTAGCAACTTCGTCATTAATTTCAGATTCGTGTTTTTCAAAATCTAAATCGTAGATTTCAAATATATTTAATAAATCTTTACGAAAACACGTGTCACTTAAAAAAGTATCAGAATGGGAATTATATGTGCAAATAAATTTTGTATTGTACATATAATATATCTATCTTTTATTATTTTATATCTTTGTAACCCTAAACATATTGACTTTTTGTATGCTGACCAAAAAAATCTTTGTCGCGCGTTAATTCTCTAGAAGGAATTCCTCCACGAATCCAACCCTCGGAAGCCACTCCTTCTACGCAATACGCAGGATTGGTTACTCTATCCTGAACATCTGACAAAAGAGGCGTGCTGTGGTATTTTAAATAACTTTTCTCGCTCAATTGAGTAACGCTTCGCTTATTTGTAATTGTTTCGCCCTGTTGTATTTGAGCTTCCATAATAGGATCGACCGAGCCTCTGCCTAAATAAGGAACTGTTGCAAACGGACGTTGAAACAAGTCAATTCTGCATCTAGGATGAGTCTGAATTGTTCCAATTAATAAATTTGAACTATCATCTATATTGCATCCTCCTGCTCCGGAGTTAAAACCTCCCTTGTAATTTATGCCGGGTTGCATTGTTGCTAAATCAATTGGATTTTTCATAGAGCAGTCATTTGCAAAATAGTTTTGCAAATTGTAGTTGCAGCTTTGAACATTCTGAATTGTATTTTGGTCTACACAACACGTATCATTGCCAATTCTAGAAATATTGTCAAATGTATACCCGGAAACATAAGCCATTTTATATATATACACTTTAAAAAAATACTTTTTAAAAAAATACTTTTTCTAAAAGTATCTTTAATAAAGCGTGTACCTATAATTGTCTTGGACTCTTGCAAATGCACCATCGGCATTTGATTCTTTTGCGCTAGGCATGTAACCATACAAAAATTGCGCAAAAGCTCCTTGATCATTTGCAACTTTTGTGTTTGCAGTCGAATAAAAAGCTCTGTTTGACTGATCTAGCTCCCAGTTATTGTATAAATCGCCAAATAGCTGTTTTTCTGCATTTTTAATGCTAGGATTTAATGATTGAACCATTTTTTTTGTTGACTTTACAATTTCTTCATCTACTTGAGGATTAAATGATGGAGGCGCTGGTTTTCTTTTTGGATTGTCTGCAATATCAGTTAATAGTACATTGCTAAAAGGATTTTTTTGGTTTCCTATTTCAAAGTTATTTTTTAAAGCCACGTCTAGATTCGATGGATTCAACATTTTATTGTCGCCGCTTTTATCTTCGTCCAGTCCAGAAAATCCTTCTGCAAGTATTTGCGGAGTTATTTTTGGTTTTTGCATTTTATGCAGCGCAAAAATAGATGCAATTGTTACAAGTCCCACAAAAAGTATTTTGATAGACATTGTAAATGCAAACCCTAAAATTGTAAGAAACATAATAAGCCTAGTAATCGCGTTTAATTTTTGATTGTAATTCATGTTTGGCGTAGGCCATAACTCAAAAATGTAGTTCTTATTTAATAAAATAGTAGGATCGTTTGTCCAAAATTCTATGCTCATTATATATATAAAAGATTAGTTAATTTAATTTTGATCTTTAATATTACCAATTTTTTCTAAATTTCAAACTGATGAAGATTTACACCATCGCGCATTTTAAATGTGCAAATGTGTAAATCCGCCAATTTGGAGATTGTTTGCAATATTAAATATGCGCATTTATTAAATTATTTCTTACCTTTCTTTTTCTTTTTCTTATCACTTGATTGCTGGGTCTGATTTGAAACACCTTGTTTTTTGTCGTGAGCCTCCAAAAACGACATTAAATCTGCCTCTGACATTGCTGGACCAGATGGGGTAGCGTTATTCGCGGCTTGATTCAAAGATGCCGCATTCTTTTCATCAACTTTTTGTCTCATCCGCTCCTTCATTTTTGCGGTTTTCATAGTTTGATTCAACTTTGCCTCCATCGCATTCAAATCAAGCTTCGCGCCTTTTGGCAAGCTACCAAGCCCCATCTTGCTCAGCATTTCTTGCATGTTTCCCATTCCAGGCATATTTTTCATTCGGTTTATGATCTCGCTTGCCTCTGCGATCAATTCGCTTTCTTTAATATCGCCAGACTTCATCTTTGATTCCAATTTTGATCCAACGTTTTTAACCAGACCCATCAACTTTCCAGGATTTTTGAAAAGTTTTTGAAAAACGTCTTGTACATTTGATGCCCCATCCATATCCATATTTAAATCGGCTGCAGTCTCCTCAGCAATTTCTTTTGCCAACTCGCCGAGTTTACCATTCATCATTCCCGATATATGGCCATGAATATCGTCTGCATTTGGCATGTCTTGAAAGTTTTCTTGAAAAGGAGCTCCTTCGCCGTCTGGACGATCCTTAAATATATCTTGCATTCCATTTAGCGTTTCCTCTAGTTTGCTCTTGAATTCATCCTCGTTTATAGCCTCAAATAACTTAGATGTGTCTCCAAATGCGTCCTTGTTTTCTAAAGATCCTACTACAGAAAATAATATAAGCTGCAAATATTTCCAAATTGTTTCGCGCGTTTTATCGCTAATTTCACATTGCCACAAATTCTTGAAATGAATATACGGAAGAAACTCACTATCTGCTTCGGATTCTTCTGAAAAAATATCAGCATTTTGGTAAAGAATATCAAAAAATCTTGGCGGATAACGTTTTAAACAGAATTTGAATAAAAACTTAATGTTATTTTGCTCTGTTTTTTCTATCAATTCTTCGCGCTCTTCTTCATTTTCCATGCTTGCAAAATAATCTCTATCTTTCCACCACTTTTGAACAAACGTCTCGTATTCTGGAAAAGTAGCGCGAATATCTCTTACAAAATCTTTAATCACTTTTTTGAATTCTTCTGGAATTACTTGTTGGGCCATTATATGTTTGATATAAAAATATTTTTTTAAATCAAACTAAACAAAATCATTATTTAATTGTCTTGCATTATTCTAATATATGGTTGCCGTATTGTCAAAAGTTTTTCTTGTATTTTTACTTGTTTTTCCCTGAAAGTTTTGCGCATTTTATAAAAAAATTACGTTTTCTCGTACAATGTTGCCAATTTTGATAAATTTTGAATATATTTCATCGTTTTTGCCTGATCTTCAGGATTCATTGATTTAATTGGATTTCGCAAACGATCGATGGCGTCGACTATTTTGCTTGAATTACCCGCATTTACCAAATCTTTTGAATAGTCTTTGCTTATAAAAAACTCAATATTACCCGCCTCAATTTGATCGCGATATTTATTTGCAATATACGAATTCCAAATCTTTATAATCATTCTTGGATTTAGTCTTCGAATAGTAGAGAATGAATTTTTTGCTAATAAAATATCATTATCTTCTGGAAAAACACAATGTATATCATTTACAAATTCGGTAAAATGATCATTGAATGCGGCTAAAATTGACATTAATAAATTACGTATTGTTATTTTTTTAAATGATATTTCTTAAAATTAATTTCATTCATCCTATACTCTTCGTTGTTGACTTGCGAGGGCATTAAATTCTTGCTCTCTCTGTTGTTGCAGTTGTTCTATTGTTAATTCTCCCGGTATTTTATTTGCTCCCCGTTTTTCTCCGTCATTTTCTGGCGGTGCGCTAATTCTATCCGAATAATTCAAGTCCACATAATTGTGCATTTGTCTCATGCCTCCATTTCCTTTTGCAGCGAGTGCGTCTGCATCCATATCAAGAAAACTAAATTGATCCGATGCTATTCCAAAACTTCCTCCTCCTAAAGAAAAAGCCATTGGTTCTATATTGTTGAATGTCGCTTGTTTTGTTATTACTTCCTGTCTCGGTTTAAAATATTGTGTTATAGTTTCACCATAAACGACTTTATAATTTTCGTTTAACAAAAGTAATGCGGGAACTCGCGTGACATTTTCAGGCATAACTATTTTTTGTCCATTCTCTAAAATAAGATATATTTTTCCCGATGGATCTTTAATTCTTTTGTCGATGCAAATAAAATGTATATCTTTGCTTAAATCCGTTTTCGAAAAACTTTGTAACAATTTTTTAGAATGTTCGCAAAAGTTGCTGTAATATAAAATTGTACTCATTATTCTATATTGAGTTTTATTGATGCTAGATTTTAACTCAATACACTTTCAATAAATAATTCAATAACAATAAAATTGATTTAATAAAATAAAATTATGTGAATATATAAGCAAATATGAACCCAGTCATTGAAGAGACAAAGGAAGCAAGCGGTATTCTCAACTTTACACTTAGCGGAGTAAATGTAAGTTTAGCAAATGCTCTGCGTCGGACGATTATTTCTGACATTCCAGTCGTGGTATTTAAAACTGCTCCCTATGAAGAAAACAAAGCAAATATTATAGCTAATACTTCTCGCCTCAATAATGAAATTTTGAAACAGCGTCTCAGTTGCATTCCTATTCATATTAATGATCTTACAATGCCTCTAAATAACTATCTTCTGGAGGTAAACGTTGAAAACCAAACTGATACTAAAATGTATGTAACTACCGAGAATTTTAAAATTAAAAATTTAACCACTGGAGACTATTTAAAGGAAAAGGATACGCGAGCTATATTTCCTCCAGATGATCAAACTGGTCATTTTATAGATTTTGTCAGATTAAGGCCAAGAATTTCTGATGAAATACCTGGCGAAAAGCTGCATCTTACATGCGAACTATCCATTTCAACTGCTAAAGTTGACGGAATGTTCAACGTTGTTTCTACGTGTTCTTATGGATACACGATAGATGATGTTAAAATGGAAACTGAGCTTGAAAAGAAGCGTCAGAACTGGAAGGACCAGGGAATGTCTAAAGAGGACGTTGATTTTGAAACGCAAAATTGGAAGCTCTTGGATGGCTTGCGAATTACAAAAAAGGATAGCTTTGATTTCATCGTGCAAACAATTGGCGTATTTACAAATCAAGAGTTGGTTCATAAAGCTTGCGACATTTTGATCGAAAAGTTGCGTCTTTTAGATACTGCCGCAGAAACGGATGAACTTGTTATAGAACCTTCTGTGAATACAATGGCAAATTCGTTTGATATTATTTTGGAGAATGAAGACTATACACTTGGAAAAATTATTGAGTACATGTTATATTCAAAATTCTTTGAAGACTCAAAAACGCTAACTTATTGCGGGTTTAAAAAAATGCATCCGCATGATGATGATAGCATTATTAGAGTTGCATACAAAGATCCGATTGACAAAGCAACAATAAAGCAAAACTTAAAAGCATGTATTGAAGCCGCTATAAATGTGTATAAAAAAATACGGAAGGATATTTAAACCCTTGAACATTTAAAAAAAATTGATTTTAATAATATAAAATAATTTTTTTACAAATAGCAAATGATAGGATTAAGGTTTGTTTTTAAAAATATTGCCATGACATGTATAACGGGTTTGTCTTTTGTCGCAATAGTATATACATATAAACATTTCGCGATTGTTTTAAAAGAACAATATTGGAATTCTGTCTCTGAAAATGAATGCATGATAAAAATAAAACATATTATTTCGCATATTGATAAAGATTTTATATTCTTCAGCCCTACAAATCTTTCCTATAAGTTAAACTATATATACAGAACCATGAGTCATTCAGAAAAAAAAAAATTTAGAGAAGAAATATTTCAAAATGGGCTGCAACCCAGAATTAAATCTTTTATTAATGACTACTAATAGCTCACGCATCATTTTCTGCATTAATAAAATCAACGTATCTTTTTCTCGAATGAAAATTCAAACAAAACATTAATTTTGCAGAGTGCATTGTATTTACGTATTCTATGACAATCATATTCGTTACATACAGATTTTTTTCTTTTAATTCATCGATGTACTTTCTGTGAAGCGCGAACATATGCCTTCTGTATTGGTCGGGAAATTCCAAAAGGGGTTTTTCTTTTCTAATGTAACAAGAAATGTAATTTTGAAATAACGTGTTTGTAAATAGATGAACTTGATCCCGAAACGACGAAAAATCTTTTTTATATTCGGGATAAAATTTTAAAAAGTCTCCAACTTTTCCTTCTTTTCGCAAAGACAAATACTGATATTGCAGCTTTGGTTGATTTCCGCGAAGTTGTCTAACTTCTTCGTATACAGGATTTCTTATTTTACATCGTTCATTTGTTTCCTTGTTTTTTAAAACAAACCCCAATATGTTATACGAGGTGTTCATTGATGCATGCATCTCAATTAAATCCCTATACTTTTGCCATTTCTCGTATATCTCCGGAAACTTTATTATTGTTGAAGCCCACATTTCATCGCTTTTAATACGATTCATGTCTTGAATTACAACGTTGCACGTTCCGTTTTCTGTATTCACTATTTCACACACCTGCACCAAATATAACGCAGGATTTACGAATGGCACAACAATTCTATTATCTGGATGTTGCATTACAAAACTATAACAAAAGTTCCGGTTTAATGCGTCATAATCAAGCCCTATTTTGTTGCAGCATTCTGCGAACATTTTACGAAACGTTTTTCCGTTTTTGTTCCCATAAAAAGTAGAATTTGCTCCCACTTTATTCCTGGTAGCAATTTCCCATGCCCCGCCAATACCAACGCACGAGTCCCAAAAGACATTTATCATGGTTCCTTCTACAAACTCTTCTGCTACTATGCAATTATTCTTTTCGGGATATTTCTTTATAAAAGTGTCGGAATGTAACGATTTGGGAGGTGCAAAAGAGACAACCTTGTTTTCTTTGTTTATAACAACTGACCGCAACAGCCCTAATGTAGGTATTAAATCAAGTGCTAAAAAATTTTTATCATATCTCATAACTTTGTAATTTTCGTCTGACGCAACAACATTTATATTTTTACACATAACTTCTTTGAACTCTGACAAAATACTTAACGAATAAACGATTTCCGTTGGCATTTTTATAGAACTATCTCGAATAAGCTTTAAACTATATTTTGTAAATTAAAAAATATAGTTTGAACCCATGAAGAAACAAAAATGAAACAAAAATAAAATTTATTTAATAAATTTATGAAATATTTTTTCAGTGTTTACACCAGATTTAATTCCGTCCTCTTTTGTTCCTAAATCCATATTTAACTCTGTTATGTCCATTTTTACAATATTTCTGTCGTTTAGATTGTCTAAAATTGTCATTGCATTTTTCATTTCAACACCATTTTTAACAGGAGTTCCAGTTGAAGGTATATACTTGGGATCGATTGAATCAACGTCAAATGAAATATGAACTGGGGAATCTCCGACAAATGCCATTATTCTATTAAATGATTTTTCAAAATTATTATTTATATCATCAGGCGTTAAAAATTTAATCTTGTCTTTGTAGACTTCATTTACTTCAAATGTGTCCCAACACCTGCTTCCAATATAAAGCAAATTTTCAAATGGAAGCAAGTTTTTAATAAATGGAAAACGTCTATCACTATCAATTCCCGTAACAAAACTAAGAGGCATTCCGTGATAGTGTTTAGAATTTGAACTTTTATAAGTGTTTATATCTGCATGAGCGTCGAAATAAATAACTTTAGCGTTGGGATACTTATTTAGTGTATCTGCAATCGTCGATATCGCCATAGAATGGTCTCCGCCAATGTTTACTATTTTTCCTTGTGAATCTTTGTTTTTCTTATATAACTCGGAAAGATTCTTAAATAGGTTTGCAGTAGTTTTCACTATTTTAACAATATGTTTTTTTTTATTTACAAACTTGTTCAAGTATTTAGGTGCCTTTTCTGAACCAGTTTTAGTTTGCCCCAAGTTGTGTGGAAATAATATGATAGTTTTATAGTTGTATGGTTTTTTATTTTTTTGAGATATATTTTTTCTATACTTTTTAAACGTATAGTTTTTCTTTGGTTTATGGCAGTCATCAATTCCAAACGTGGAAACTGCTTGTTTTTTTGTTTTGGCCATAATAATATAACATAATATTTTTATATTGAATGGTGTAAACTGGTTAAAATTCTATTCTATTATAAATATAAGAAAATGGAATCACCTGGAATAGAAGAAAAAATGTCATCGGATACTTCTGTAAAAATTAATAGTCAGGACAATGAAGAAGTCGTAACTTTACAACTAGATGACGTTATAAAAATTACAGACCCTGAAAACGATGAATTAAATGGAAACGAGTTTATTATTGACTACATAGATAAAAGCAAAATTCGTCTTATAAACACCGAAACTCTCAATATTGTTTTGCTCACTATTGGACCTGACCGAACATTAGGAGACGGAACTATTACAAATATATCCATTATTAGTAGAAACGATAAACTTGGTTATGCAAGACAAAATGGATTAGTCCCAGGAACCTGGATCAATATATTTTTTGGAGGAGAAACACCGGCTATTATTACAGGAGAAATTACAAACATTGAACAAGACATGATTGAAATTCGATGCTATCCAGAAGATGAAACTATTTACATAAATTTTGATTACAAAGGTTTGCCCGAAGACCTTCCTATTGAGACCATTGAAATTCGAGAAAAACCAACAAAAGAAATCGTTGTGCAAGAACCGGGAGAATTTGCTCCATCAGAAAAAATTACAGAAGAAGAACAAGAAGTTTTGCGAAGCATTCCGCTAGTAAGCGTTAAAGAACAATTGAGGTCCTTTATTTTAAAAGCAGACCAAATTGAGTTTGGTTCTGAGGAACTAGGCCCTATCACTCAATATGTTGACATTGGCAAGTCACAACAAAGATTCAGTATTGAAATGCAAACAAACGATTTTCTAGATGAAATGCTTTCAACTATACCAAATGCGCAACGAACTTCAAACGTGTTGAACAATATTCACATTATGATCGAGCGGTTTAAACAACTGCGGCAAAAGTTTTCTACCTTTGACGAGAATGGAAATATTACTAGTTCACTAATTAAAGAGTCTTCATATAAACCTCTTGTAAATGAATTGCTGCATTTTAAAACTCTATTATATTGGCTTTTGCCCGTTGTTAAAAATGTCAAAAAAGTTTATAATATCTCTGCAAATACGGAGGAAGACGAATATCCAGACACAATTTTATTAAATACAACGCAATCAGTTGAATATGTTAAAACAATTGTTGGCAATTATCAGTCCAATGAATTCCCCGACGAACAAAACAAATATGTAACTTTTATTAAAGAAATTAATCCGTATTTTACGCCTTTTGAAGAGCTCAATGCTGAGAATTTACATGACATTATTTATGAAAAAGATGTTGAAAACAACTTAAATGTAATTATTGACAATTTGGACGACTTTTACTCCTCCGTTGCAAAAAATGATATCATTAAGATGAAGCGTTTTGTTATTCAAAAATATAATTTAGGTATTAATCGTCTGAATGCATTACAAATTACTGGAAGCAAAATGATAGCCGAGAGAGTCCCTCTTACTTCTCCAGACCAATTGTCTCTTAAATCAGTTGTCTCGCTTCCTGAACCGGCAATTCGTTTTTCAAGAATAAATCTTCCGGGAACAAACATAATGGATCGTAGCAATTTAAATGATGTTTTTTTGAATTACTGGCAACTACTAAAGAAAAATACAAATGTAAAAACAATACGCGTAGAAAACATAAATGATGAACTTGATTTTGACTCGGAAACTTTTGTTTCAGAAATAAAAAACTATGTTTTAACATTAGATGAAAGTTTAAATGTTGATGGAATGACAAAATTTGACATATACAAAAAATTTTTAACTTCCATTATTCCAAAAATAAAAGTTCTTTTCGCACTTATGAAAAAATATATTCACGGAAAACTATCTATTGTAGACATTATTGGATATCTTGAACCTTTTTTAGTCTATACAGATGACTTAACCTACCAACAATATAACTCTATCAAAACATTTTTAGATTCAAAAATTTCCCTTTTTAATAAAACATTTGTTGACAGAAGTCGCAGTTTTGCATCTATTAAAAATGTAAAAAACAACGTTGCCTTAAAACAATCAGCAACCGCAATTTATAATATTTTTCCCATAAAAGACAATTCAATAAGCGAACGCGTTTTTGACAACTACGATTACCATGGATCGTCCAGCACGTACAAACTAACAAATTCCGAGTTGTTAGAAAGAATCATTACAAAAGACTCTGGGAGATTGTATAATAGCGCAATTTCAATAACATCTATTCCTCTTATGTTTCCAGACAATTTGTCAACAATTTTTGAAGCATCTAAAGAGGAAATAAAAGCGGAAAAGGATTCCGAAAACAACGAAAAATGCGTTACCTATGTAATAGCAAAGCAATACAGGACGCTTGATGAACTAATTAGTGACAATGATAAAGAAATTTACTTTGATAAAAAATATGATACTACAAATTACAGCACAATCGACCAATATGAAAACGACATGGTCAAAATGAATCCTGAAGAGTTTGTAAATTTTTTAGTGAAAAAACTAGAGATTACTCAAAAAATCTCGCAGCTTGGCGCAGAAGATCTCGCAAATACTCTTATCAGCGGCGTTAAAAGCGTAAAAGAAGGGGATTATGCTATTTTATATGACACTCAGAACGGCAACTTTGATGGACTACAATATTACAAAAGAACAAATCAGCGGTGGGTTCTTGATGAAAAAATAGACAAAAATTCTTTTGCAAATGATAACAACTTGTTGTGCAATGTTCAGAGCGAATGCATTGATGTTCAAAAAAATATAACAAATGAATGTGAAACATTCGCAATAAATGAAAAAAAACTGATAGAAACTTCAATTGATCAAATCATGAACTCGTTTGATAAAAAATACTATGCATCTAAACAAACTCTTGAAACTGATATTCATAAAAAATTCGATTACTATTTGAGTACTTTTGATAAGTTGAACGAAATAGAAGTCACAAGAAAGTTTCAATATAACAATAAACAATTTTCAATTGGATCTAAAAATGCAGAAGATGAAAAAGATGTGATAGTATCGCCATTTCAAAAATTCCTGGATATTATTATAGGGCAGGCAGATTTTGTAAAACAACAATTTGATATTGTAAAATTTGGAAATTTTTTTACGAGAGAAGCGATAGAAGGAGGCGATGAAACTCCACATTGGAGATATTGTATAAAAACGGGAGTTGAATTATTGCCGACATTTCGTTTTACTCTTGCAAATGCATTTCAAATTGGACATGAAACATATAAAAATGTGCTGGCAAATTTGAAACAAACAAACGGCAAGCTCAGCGACGATGAATCTTCTTGGATCGATAAATATACTGGAAGAGAGATTTGCAGGCGCGATTTTGACGTTGAAGAAGGGTATGAAAATGGTTTTAAAACTAGCAGCAGAGCACAAATGGAGCAGGACATTGGAGACATTATCATCGCTGAAAAAAAGGCACTAAAGAATGAGACTCTAGAAGTGAAAATGATGAATAATATAATTTCTCACATGGCAAGTTCTATGGGAATTAATTTGGAAGACCAAAGAGAATTTATTATTCAAAATGTTAGTGGCGCGCTTCAAGTAACTCTTCCTTCTGAAGCGCAACACAAAATAGAAATGCAAAAAATGGCAAAACAAGGAAAAACGCCTCCAAGTTATGAAGATATTTATAATGCAGCAATTTTGTATACAACCCTAGGAATGTTTTTAATAGCAGCTCAAACAAGTATTCCTTCAATAAGAACCAAAAAAACATTTCCAGGGTGCGTCAAGTCATTTAATGGATTTCCTATCGAAGGTGCAGGAGATGATTCGTCACTAGAATATTTGGCGTGCGTGGCATATAACGTTAGAAACAATACAAACCCTTGGAGAGTTTTAATGAAACGCAAAATGACTTTTATTGTGGATAAAATACGAGATGTGATTCAAAAAACGCTTTTGAACATGTCCGGAGTTATTCGAAAATTTGAGGAAAAAACAGAGTATTTGCTTTTAAATCCAGTTGAAGATACTATACCAAAAGAACACGACATCTCTGGTTGGACGCAATTTTTGCCTCCCCTTGTAAAAATCAAAATTGCTGGTCTTGCAAACGTAACGTCCGAATTTAAAAGCAAGCTCGTTGATGATTTAAAAATTGGGTCGTCGGGTCAAAGAGAAAAATTACTTATTGTTGAATCTAAAATTATTCAATTCTCTCTTGCAATTCAGGAGGCAATACAAAAAATAATAGACAGGAAAAAATTATTGCTTACCAATTCAGCAAATGAACCTTTTGTAGAAAATTCTTGTTGCAATGAAAACTCGTCGCTTAGTACGATTGACTATTTTATTAAAGAAAACGGCGATATTGAAAGTTACAATAAAATTGTGGAGAATTTGTCAAATATTCTAGCTGATGTTAAAACTCTAGCAAAGTCTCCTCTTTTTTTCAGTAAAGAAAACACTAAGAATATATATCCCATTTTATCAAACCAAGAGTTCACAGAAGAAACTATTTATATGGCATTTATTATTTATTGCAAATTTACATCGCTTATTCCAATAGGCGAAGACTTAATAGCGCTTTGTACAAGCAAACCAGAATACGTTTCAAGCAAAGACTCTGTTGTAGAAATTATTGCAAAACTTAAGAGGGATGGAAGAAACTATACAAATGATATGTTTTTGCGTCTTTTGCAAATAATAAATCGTAAAAATATTGTTAATGTTAACCTTGATCCTCATATCACAACTTTTGTTCAAAACATAACGCGACTTTTAGAGCATTTTGGCGATCAAGATGAGGAAGTTGTTTATCCTGCGTTGCGAAATCTTATTAATTTAACATTAGATACATACGATGTTGCAGTTTCAAAAGACACTGAAGATATGCGTAACTTGAAAAATCATCTTTCAAGAACAAATGAATCAATGAGAATTGAAATCACCGAGTTTATAAAAAAAAATAATTCGTTGACCGGCAAAAGAGACAAGTATATTGATAATCTTTTAAATGAAATATTCACCTGGAATGATGCAGAAGAAAACACGAAAACCATTTCTGATACGAAGACGTACAACTTTATTCATTTCGTGAAATCCTACATACATGGGTTTTATAAGACATTTCCAAATATTATTTTGAATAACGTCGACTATGATAAGGTTCAGATTCCAGACTATTGGCATTTGTCGCAAAACCACGTAAAAGATATAAAGAAGCTTATCAAAGACTATTATCAACGTCTTAGACCATTTTACAGCGAAAAAATTATTACTAATATTTTGTCTACATTGCAACAACGCGTCGAAAATTTAATACGTCTCGTAGACCAAACGCCGTACTATAGTTCTATTCAATACAAAGAGAAAACGAGCCACTCAATTTTTGATAAAACAACTTCTGAATTATTATTTCAGCAATACCTCCTTTTGCTTTTAATAGAATATATAAACTTGACGGAAAATGAAAGCATGTTATTTTATGAAAAGGAAGATAGCGGGGTTTCAAGCGTTGAAGATATATTTACTGTGGAGGACTTGGAAGATAGGGAAACAAAAACTGACGTTGTAAAGGTGCGTCTTGAAAATGACTTGACATTACAAGGAAATAAAAAAGAACTGAAAACAAAAACGGCAAATCTTCTGCTAACTTACTTGAATATTATGCTTGATCACAAAGATGTTATTGACAAATCTTACACAAACATTATGGACAAGGTTTTTAAAATATCTGAGCGCGAGAAAGATACTTTTACTGATAGGTTAAAAGTTATGACAGACGAGGAAAGGGACGCCGATACTATATTAAAAATAAATAAACTTGGTGTCTGGAGCAAAGGTCTACAAAAGGGTCTTACTAAATATACAAAAGAAACATATGATGATGAGCGAGACGTTATGGATAAAATTACCGAAATTGAGAGAAATGTTCGAAAGAATACAAATGTTACCGATGGGAATGTTGATTTGTATATGGAAGACTATTTAGAGCAAATGGATGCCGATGCTGAAGCCGAGAAGGATGCTTACGATATGTCAAATATGACAGAAGATTATGATAACGGCAATTTTGAATCTGATGAGGTTGATGATTATGAAGACCACAATTAAGTCAGGGAACCGAAACCCCTCCTCTTAGTTATTTTAGAAAGAACTTTTAGAAAAAGTGGAGCAAAACCTACCTTTAGAAAAGGTAGAACCAAAAATATACTTTTATTGCATTACCTTTTTAAATTATTAACGCTTTGAAAAAGTATTATTATATAGTAGATGAACAAATCGTATATTCGTGAACATGTATCTCTTTTCGCCGTTGCTCTATTCTTATTTATTTTCGGATTCATACAAGCTATGAAGCCATCATTTTTATACAATTCCGACGGAAGCATTCGAGAATTTGGCGTTGGATATAAAAATAAAACTATATTCCCAATTTGGCTTCTTTCTATCGTTTTAGGAATACTTTGTTATGTTTTCATTCTAACATATGTTACTTATTTCTAGATTTTGTGTAACATTGTAGAAACTTTTCGACGTAATTTCTAGATGCCTTTTTAGAAGAAGCATTTTTCAAAAAAGTTTCGTCAACGACGTAAACTTTGAAGGTAGGCATCATTCCAATAAACGCCGTATTTTGAAAATAGTCGTGTTTTGATTTCATAAAAGCGTCTATTGTAATAAATCTGTGGAGGGGAACCGAGACAATATTTTCTTTCTCATTTATTACCGAAACACTATATATTTTTGGAATTATTTTAAGCGTTGTTGACGCATCTGGCAGAGGAATAGAATCGCGTATTTTCTCTGTCGAAAAATCGGGATATATTGCATTATAAATTTTTATATAAAGATCTTCAAGAGAACTATCTTTATATAGAGTAACGTTTACGCGTCTTTCAAAGAGTACAATTGTAAAACGAATTTTGTTCTTTTTATTTGGCATTAGATTAGTCATTGAAAATGACGCACGCGATGATTTATCGTAAACCGAATAGTCGCACATTATAATTTGGTATCTTGATTTTACAAATTATTATCTCCTTCAATTTTTAATTTTTAATGGTATATACCCCGCCACCTCTAGCCTTTTCTGCATTTATCGCATCCTGTTCCTTTAAAAATTTTTCATGTTTTGCTTGCATTGTAGCAGAATCCTGTGCGCAAGGTCTGGATAAAATGTTGTATTGAGTAATTGAAATCAATAATATTGCCGTGTACGTGTACCAAAAGGCTTCTCCTATATTATCTCTTGTCGATACTATATCAAGCAACTCTTGTTCTTTAGCTAGCAATAATACCGGATTTGACTCGTATTTTGGCTTCATCAATGGTTTCAATACTTCCATGTATTGCAAAAAGTTACTAGGAACAATTTGGTTTATTATTATTGACATATTTCCACATAATTTGATAATTACGTCGGCTACATCCTGTAAAGCTTTTTTCTTCGGATCTCCGCCTCTAATTTCCTGTACTGGCATTTGTACAGGATTCGGGTCTGGACTTACCTGTGGCGCAGCGTCAACTTTATCGATTTTATCGTAAACATTGGTATCCATCAAAAGGTCGGTTAATAGCGCATTCGCTTTACTTGACACATAAAAGTAACCAATTACATCTGAAAAAGCTCCTTTAAATCCAGGAAAAATAATTAATACTACAAGAACTAGTCCAAAAATTAAGATCCACGGCAAAAACGTCATCAATCCCGCAAAACCAATATTTTGCGAAACGCTTCCACCACATTTATTGATCATTGCGCTTGAGTTTATTCCAAATTGAACTAATAAAACTGATAAAAAGTATACACACAACATGAAATAAGTGGATTTAGTGTATGCTTTATACAAACTCGCATCCGATAAAATCTCCATCGTCAATTTAGGTTTCAAGACGATATAATATAAAATTGTGATTAAAATAAAAGCGAGTATATTAAAAAATGTGTTATCCATATAGATATTGTGTATAATTTAATTTGATATTATAAATGTAATTAATAAAAGAATTTCAACATGAATTTTGATGATTTTTCTAAACCTACACTAATCGAACCTGGCATTAAATATTTTCTCAACGAGACACTCAAGCAGTGCAAAGAATTTCGGGATCATCATAACAATATTTTATTTAATATATCTTTATTTGTGGGTTTCTTACTTGTTTTAGGAGTAATTCTACTTTATAAATACAAAGGCAAACTTACGCCAATGGAAAAAGATATGAAAGAAAGACACAAACAACAATATATATTATCAAAAATAAAAAACTTTCAAGACGCTAAGCGTATAGCTAGTCAAGAATTAATTACTGGATTACCTGGCTGGGAAAATGAATATGATAATCTTTTTAAACCACCGAAGATTTAAAGAATTCAAATAACTACAAATTGAAACGGATATTTCATTGTATTTCTTCGATGGTTTAAAAGTATTTTAATGTATTCTATATTTATGGACGCAGAAAAGAAAAAGATTTTTATAGATGCGCTGAATGTATACTTTAAAATGAAAAACGACTATGAAGAAACAAACTCAAAATTGAGAAAAAAAATAATTAAAGAAAAAGGTTTGAGTTGGAAAGAAAAAAGGAGTGAATATAAAAAATTAAAACCAAAATGCATAAATTGCAAGCGCCCAGTAGGTACAATTTTCTCAAATTTATATAATCCGGAAGAAAATGGTAGAAAACTTATAGCGGTTTGCGGCGATAGAATAGATCCTTGTCCATTAAACGTTACTATAAATCTAGGTGAAACAACGACATATTTGAACGATAGTTATTCTCTAGAAAAACAAATAATTTCTTTAAAAAATAGAATTATAAAAGACAAAAATGATCAGATATTCGGATACATTTCTTTAGAAGATGCTGTAAAAAATTTTGAAGAAGTGAAAGAAGATTTAAATTTAACGCTAAGCAACTATGAACTCGTTTTAGAAAATTATATGGACGTTTCAGATAATAAAAAAAAGAATGATTCTATTAAAAAAGAACAACTTTCTATTTACCAAGATATTCAATCTATAAAAGATTACATTTTGCAATACGATCGTGGTGAAAATGTTCAATTCGTTCGCGACGCAGTTGAAATTTATGTAAATCAACTTACTCCTAAGATTGAAAATTTGAACAAATTAAAATTCTCTTATAGAAATGTAGTTTATGACTCTGATGATGATACATATCATTTTATTCAAAAGCAATACACTATTGATGAAATCGAAACAAATTATTCAAAACATGATGTTGGAGTTGCAAGTTTGCAAATTGGAATGAAAGAAATAAAGGTTAAATCTAAACCTAAACAGACCGCTTTGAAAGTAACAAACGTTCCTCTAAAAGCACTACCACAAGTCCAGCCAAAAATAATAATGCAAATAGGAGACGAAGATGAGGACGAAGAAGATACCGAGGATATTCCCGTAGCTGTACCCAAAGAAGTCGACATTCTTTTTGCAGATGGAAATGGCGAGACTTATTTATTCAAGGCAATTAAAGCCGGAGACGTTGAACAAGTTAAGGCGCAGATTGAAAACGGGGCGGACGTGCATCGAAAAACAATTCGAGGAGAAACCCCATTATATGGAGCGGTTGGTGTCGGGAATTTGGAAATAGTTAAATATTTATTAGAAAATGGGGCTGAAAGTGACGTAAATGTACAAACTAATTGGGGTTTTACGCCTTTACGAGAAGCTACAAACAAAAACTATTTAGAAATTGCTGAACTTCTTAAAAATAAAGGAGGAAAGTAAAAACATTGTGTATGCCATATATATACAATGTTTTTCGACAAAATATCGGTTACCACTTTTTTGATAAGCCTGGCGATAGGTTTATTTTTTGTATATATTTATGGCGGCGATATGAAAACAATATATGTGTATCCAAGTCCTGAAAACATTGATAAAATTTTATACAAAGATAAAGCAGACAATTGTTTCTCTCTCGAAGCAAGCGAAGTAAAATGCCCAGATAACCCGTCAAAAATAAAAGTCATACCTATTCAGGCATAAATTTTAATTTAATTGATGGACCATATTTTAATATCTCATATAAGTAGATGTATTTGGAAAAGTTTTTTCATTCTGAAACGGGAAAACATATGTTATCTATTATATTGGGACTTGGTCTTGCGTCGTTGTTTAGAACAGTTTGTAAAGGAAAAAATTGTTTGATCTTTAAAGCCCCTCCATTGGAGGATATAAAAGATAAAGTTTACAAGTACAATGACAAATGTTACAAATACAATCCAATTTCAGCAAAATGTGATTCCGGAAAAAAAATCGTTAGGTTTGCGTAAATATTATAATCAATCCTTCTTATACTATTTATATGTCTGACTCTACTAGTATCCACGATTTGCCGACCGATCCACTCGGAGGAGGAAACACGACAAACAATATTTCTTTTAACGCATCCGAAACGCCAACAAATTTTAATCCTCCACCGGTCACGTCTCTTACTTTAGATCAAAACACAATCACTCAAATTGTTAGCGGAATTCAACAAGCTAGTTCAAGTGGCGCAACTTTGTTACCTTCTAGGGACATACCAAGAAATACTGAAGGACTTACTCAAGACCCTAGTATTCAAGCGAATTATATTCCACAAACTCAAAATAAAGACTATATTACAGAGTACGAGAGTTCTCAAGAAATAATAGATAACTACAACAAAAGTGTTAATAAAAATGACTCGTTGGATAGCATTTATGACGAACTCCAGGTTCCTCTTTTGTTGGCAGTATTATTTTTCTTTTTTCAACTTCCTATATTCAAAAAAAAATTATTCACATTTATACCCTTCTTATTTTTTAAAGACGGAAACTATAACATTTACGGATACGTTTTCATGAGTATTTTATTTGGCACGTTTTATTACACACTGAGTAAAATCATGGGACATTTTAACAAGTTTTAAACCCTTGAAAAATTAAGGGTTGCGACCGACGTGACTTCCTGCACACTAGTATCTGGGTATTCTCTCCAACTTATGCGTTGATTTAAAATTTTTTCGCGAGTTGTAGATTCATCAGGCGTTTTTTGGCTTTCAATATCTAAAAGAGGTGTGTCTTTTTTATTGCAACACCTACGTCTTATTTCCTCTCCAAAGTAATAAAGCAAAGATAAGGTTAGAAACAATATTACAATCAAAAGAGACGATAATATTATCAATATAACATCTTGCTTTGGAATGACAAAGACGCACAGACATATGATGCCCGCGCAAGTAACTAGTAGAAGTATAAGAGTGCAATAGTTTTGTCTATAATCAACCATGATTTTGTCTTATTTTTCTTAAACTATTGTTTTTGCATTCAATTTTATTGACCGAAAAAAGGATATAAAACTTATCAACGCATATTTATAACATGTATAATATTTCTTATTTTTTGGTGATGCTTCAAAACAGCCTCCATATGTCATTTTTTGATCATTTCAAAACATCGAGTCCGTTTGTTAATACAATTATAACAACATTTGGAATGGTTTTCATAAGTTATATTGTTCGAACGTTGCAAAACTGCGAGTTTCAGGGGTGTGATTTTTCGCTAGTTTCGCTCAAATATCTACTTTTCAAAAAGAACATGGTTATTCTTGAAGGAAAAAAGAGCACCTACTCATCAGGTTACGACAAACATATATTTTCCTCATCGTTATACACCGACCGCTTTAATGCAATGTGGACGTATATTATTAAAAATATTAGGAGTAACGCATCCATTTATGAAATAAAAGAGTTGCCTAGTCCTAATGGAGATCCCTACTATGAGAGCAAAGGGAAAGATATCAATGATTTTCAAAAAGACTTGTTTATAGTGACGCAAGATCGTGAATTTTTAATTGATGAAAAACTCAAAATATATGCTCTTACACGAATTTACACTGAAGATCAAGACAATAAAGAGATTACAAAAGAAAAAACTGCTACAAAAGTAGATAAAATTACTATAAAATTGTTTTCCTACGAAACTGATGTTGCGCACATAAAAGAATTTATTGATGGAGTCACTGAAAATTACTTGAAGAGCATAGAAGATGAACGATTCAACAAAAAATTTATTTATACTCTTGCGAAGACGAAATACGAGGAACAAAAATATGAATGCTGGTCAGAATGTGTATTTGAAAGTAGTAAAACTTTTGATAATCTGTTTTTCAAAGGAAAAGCCGACATTATATACAAGTTGAATTTTTTTGTTAACAACAAAGAATGGTACTATAAAATGGGTATCCCATATACTATAGGAATTGGTCTTCATGGGCCGCCAGGAACGGGAAAAACATCGCTAATTAAATGTGTCGCAAATATGTTAAATAGACACGTGATTAACCTGTCCTTGAAAATAATAAAAACAAAAAGGCAACTTGATGAATTCTTTTTTGAAGATCGGTACAATGTTGCAAATAAAAAAGGTAGCGTTGGATTCTCCGATAAAATTATTGTTATTGAAGACATTGATTGCATAGGAGAAATTGTTTTAAAACGCGATAATGGTAAAAAAAAATCGTGGAGCGGTGGAAATATTGATTTAAATTCATTAACGACGAAATCAAACGTAAATGTTGGAGAGGTTTTAAAGAGCATGGTTGATCAGAAAAATGAAGACGAATTGCTCAAAGTTTGCAAAGCACAAAGTGACGAAGAACCTATAACGCTAGATGATATTTTGAATCTTTGGGATGGATTAAGAGAAACACCAGGTCGTGTATTAATCATTAGTAGCAACTGCTACGGAGATCTTGATCCAGCTCTAATTCGACCTGGTAGAATTGATATCACTTTAGAGCTTGGAAATGCTAGTCACGAAATTATTAGAGAACTATATACCCATCTTACTGGAGTCGTCATATCAGAAAAGTTTCTTAAAAAAATAAAACCAAATTTTTACTCTCAGGCTGAACTTATTAACATGTTCTTAAGTTCAAATAAAAATCCCAGCGCATTTAGAGAGCGAATGCTATGTAATAAAAAATGAATTCGTTCAATCGCAACAATGTCAATATTATTGTATAAAAATACTATTGCCAAATGATTAAAAAATATGTAGAAAAATTAATCAAAAATTTGCCAAACTCTTCTAGAAAATTACAAACAATAGATGTAGTATTTGACGGAGGCGCATTTAACGGAAGTTACTTGGTTGGAGCGGCATATTTTTTAAAAAGCATGGAAGAAAAATCCTTTATAAAAATTGACAGAATATCGTCGTGCAGCGTTGGATCAGTCGTTTCGCTTTTATATGTTGCAAATCGTCTGGACGTCTTTCCCCAACTTTACCGATTATTATCAGGCAACTTCAAAAATAATCATCAAATGAATAACTATTTTTCGATATGTGAGAAATTAAAGCATTGTCTTCCTGAAAACATATGCGAACTAATGACGAATAAGGTCTACATAACCTTTCACGATTTGAAAAAAAATAAAAAAATCGTAAAATCGAAATATAAGTCGCTTGATGATTTATTTGAAACTATATATAAGTCATGTTTTTTGCCCATATTGATGGATGGAAACTTGTTATACAAAAATAGATACATGGATGGCGGAAATTCCTTTATTTTTAAGAGAGAACCAAAAAAAAAGATATTATTTTTAAATTTAATGAGTTACGACAAACTAGGTTCTTTATTTAATATAAAAAATGAGAAAACTAATCATCATAGAATTTTATCTGGACTACTTGATATTCATAATTTTTACATTAAAGAATCGTCCACTCAAATGTGTAGTTATGTTCATACCTGGGGCTTGCTTGATAAAGTACATTTGATAATTAAAAAATTTATTGAATATTTCATTATATATTTTATCAAAGTCTATGTGTATTTGAAAAAAATTATTTCTCCCGAGATTTACGATAATATTTTTGGAAAAATAATTGGGAAAATTGTGAAGGAGATTTACGTTTTGTTGATTGACCATTATTGCTTCTAAACAACTTTTGGATTATGCTTTATTTATGATTTCAATTAAATGAAACATTTTGCTAATTAAAAAATAGGGGAAATTTTTATCAATTAGTTCGTCTTGTGAAACAGTACCAAACCATACACTTGTAAAAAATGGAATATAACACACCGCGTCATATATATCACTTTCATATTCTTCCATCGAATAGTCAGTAATTCCATATTCTATTAATTTTTTGTAATAATAACTTTTTGCCAAATTAAATGTTAAACTCGTATTTGTAATGTCAAAACTTTCTATAATAAAAAATATTAAATCTTGAACTCCTTTTCCTATCGCACAATGTTGCCAATCTATAAAACAGGGTTCGTAGTTGTTTTCTACGTCATAAAATATATTAGGTGATTTGATGTCTCCATGAATAAAAGTGAGATTATTTCCTAACGAAAAACGTTCCTGAATACTAGAAAAATTTTTAAAAATTTCGTCACATTTTTCCATTTGACATTTTTTTAATATTGAAAACCAGTTATTTTTGAATAAATGATATCTTTCATTAATAAAATCTGTTAAAAAAGGACAAAATACTGCATCTGTGCTTTTTTTCAATTCTGGAAAAAAATTTTTCAAATTTTTATTCCAGAATTTACTATGCATTTTTGCCATTCTATCTATAATTTTTAAAGTTACATCAATTGTTTCTTCGTTTAGGTTTAAATTTATCTTAAAATTTTTGTCTAACAAATTTTCTAAAACTATGCCCACATTATTGAAATCGTCGTTCAAAACCAAATTATAAAATTTTGGAATATTTATATTGATCTTACTCGATATTTTTTCATAAAAATAATATTCGCGATTGTATAATTCCAATTTTTTTGCCATAATAGATAAATTATTATTAGACCCGTTTTCATATTTGAAAACCTGAGAATATACCGCGCCATTTTTGGTAATACATTTAATTCCAATAACGTCTGCTATATATCCACCTTTTAGTTTGCTGGTATCAATAATAACATCTTTGATCCCGTCGATTGAACTATTATTTTTTATAGATTCTATTATAAAGTTTATGTCATTTTCTGGACTATTAATTAGCTCATCAATATTGAAGTTCAAATAATTTTTAACAGACAAATTTGCTCCATGTTCTAATAATTCTTTGCTATTGTACAACGTTTCAATCCCGACCATTGCTTTTGGTTTTATTCCTTTACCACTTAATAATCCTGATTTTGAATCTTCAAACACAAAACATTTATTATTTTTTATATCATATTTTTCAATTGCTTTTGTGTAAGGTTCTGGATTAGGCTTCCCGTTCACGCAATCATTACTCGATATTACAAAGTCTATTAAATTTTCTATGTTAATAATCTTTATAATTTCATTCGCTACATTTTTATTACAATTTGTTACAATGCAAGCTTTGTGACCAAATGATCTGATACATTTTAATAAATCTTCAATACCAGACACTATTTTTATTTTATCAATATTTTTAATGAATAACTCATCTTTTAGTTCAGATAAATCCGAGGGAGATATGTCAATATTTTTAAGCAATGTATCTAATACATATTTGTCATTATTTCCTCGTATAAATTTATTGAACATATCATCAGACAATACAATATTATAATTTAACAATAAACTTTCCCATGCATTATAATAAATATCATCCGTAACTACAATCGTTCCGTCTAAGTCGAATAAAAATGCATGCGTGTCGTCAATATATTTTTTTACAGAATGTGGTGTTCCCAAAGAAAAAACATGGTTATTTTGTAATTCATAACCACTAAATAAAATATTTGCTTTTATCATTTCTGATATAACACAGGATGTATAGGGTTCATTATTAAAAGTAATATTGTTATCTAGAACATGTTTACAAAATTTATGTAAAATATTTATGTCTGTAAAGGCATAGGCTCCCGTATTCGCGTTATCAGAAATTTTTTCTTTTTCTTTTATATTTATTATTTTTGAGTCGTGTGTCATATTAATATACGAATAGATGGGATCTGAATCGTAGTTTTTTGTATAGAATATCGTATTATTTTCCGAATTTCTGAAAATATTTACAACATCTTCTGTGTAAAACGTGTCGCAATCTAAAACTAAACATTTTTTTTTTATAGTTATAACTGCTAATAATGCATTCAATTCCCAAATTCAGCGTTTCTACTGCTCCTTTAGTATCACTAATTTTAATTAAACGAATAAAAGAATAATTTTTGAGTATATACGACTCAAAATTATACCTGTCTAAATTTGAATTGTAAATAATAAACACCTCGTCGTTTGATGAAATGTTCAAGTTATCGATGACGTATTTGATCATGCACTTTTCAAATATTTTTATTAATGGTTTTGGTGAAACGTAACCGCTTTTCGAAAATCTTTCACCTTTTCCTCCAAGCGGAATTATAATATTCATTTTTATATTACAAATGAATATTATAATATATTCGTTTATATTATAAAAAATGAATATTGTATTTTTATTTTGTGGACAATGTAGGACTTTTCCCTTTCCCTTAAATGAAGAATTTGGTAGTTGTCAATCCGAGATATTAGAAAGCTATAACAATTTTATTTTTACAGAAGAATTTAAAAATAGTTGCAATTATAAGGTGTATATTGCAACTGATGATATACATTTACAAAACACAATTTCTTACTTTGGTCACAATATAGGTAACATACACATATTAGATACTAATTTTTTATTAAAAAATATAAACACTCCCATAAAAAGTATTGAAACATGTATGAATGAATATAATAATAATCCCGATTGGTCACAAGGTTATGTAAAATACGACGGAAGTATCGATCAACACTATAAAATATTACAATGTTACAACTTATTCATAAATGATTCGAGCAGCAGTATAAATGTTGAAAACTGCGACTTTATAATTCGTATAAGACCCGATTGTGCATTTACAATGAACATTTTAGATGTTTTAAAAAATTTTAAAGAAAACCCAAAACTTGAAATAATAATGGGATGGGATGTATTTGCTATAGGAAAACCAAAAATTATGGAAACGTATTGCACTGGTCTAAACAATAAATATGGTAAATATACATATCAAACGCCAGTTCCACATATGCCTCCTGTAATGCTCGATTATAATATGAATGATAAAATTAGATGGGGGTATGCTGCAGAAAGACAACTATTCGAAATGATATTTGAATACTGCAATAAAAATAATTTAGATCTATATGAAACTATCATGAGCCTATCATGTGTTAGAACATTTCGCCATCATAACTAGACATTTATTATTTTCGATTCTTCTAACAGATTTTATTTGCACAATATGTAACTTTTTGTTATTGATAAATAATTTTGTATTATTTATCAAATTATACGCGTTTTATTTATTTATTTATTTTTGTATGTTTTTGCTTTGCTTTTTTTGGAATTGTATGGATCAAATGTTGTTTCTTTTTTCGCGCGTTTTGTTTTTTTGCCTTTCATTTTTTTTCTCCCTCGTTTTTTTACTTGTTCGCCTGTATCCGTTGATTTGTGCAAATCTGACGGCTTGTATGAAAGAAAATATTCCTCATACTCTTTGGTTCCCTTTTTATCTTTGAGTTCTTTATATTTACTCGCCTTTTCCGCTTTAATTTCCTCTATACTTTTTTGATGCCCATAGCATGTAACCGAAAAACGTCGCAGAACACCTTTTTGTTCCAATCGATTTTTTTGTTCAACATCGAATAAAAACTGCGACATGCAAAGAATTCGATCCGGATCAAAGTATCCGCGGTTTGTGTATAAAAATGCCAAGTAAAAGCTCAACATAGTATCAATTGTTGCTATCTTTACAACTTTTTCATTAACATAAATATTATTATAGCTATGACAACCCACCGGTTTATAAATAAATGCAATCGTATCCTTTTCTACTACTATTTCATAATGTTCCGGAATAACATCTCCAATTTTATCGTGTTTTATAATTTTCACATTTCTAATATCAACATCCTTCAATCGCTCTTTCACAATTTCAGCCGTTATCTCAGGATCATTCGATAAAACATCAAAGTCTGGTATTTTTTCAAATTTCTTTTGCAAAGACTTTGGCATGTATTTGGAATAAATAGAAATTGCATATCCTCCAAAAAATACAACGCCTTGGTTAATAAAAGTTTCTTTTACAACGTCATATATTTCGTCTCCCGCCAAATGCCCTCCCAACTTTCGCTGAAAATTTATTGATGCACATTGTTTTCCTATCAGTGGATAGTGTTTGTTCAATAGCGTCAAACGTTTGAATATTTTCTCCCACCTGTCTGTGTCTCCCGCTGGTCTAGACAATTCTAAAAACATAGACATTCTCAAGTAATTTGGCGGTGTATACAATATTCCAGCAACCCGGATCGCATTAGCTTTTATAGAGTCAAATAATTCGGGGGACAAATATGTAATATCTGCTATTCCAATGAAATTCACAAATACTTTAAAAGTTCCGGCGTGTTGCCCACTTTTTGCTTCAACCTCAACATACCCTCTATCATGAAATATATTTGCCAGTTCTTTTGCATCATCCAATGAGTTTGGGCTAAAAAAGTCATAATCAGGAATTTCTAGGTCTTTATCGTAAAATTGATCTTCTTTTGGCAATATATTATTTATTGCTGTCCCGCCATAACAGACCAAACTTTTGCGTCGTATAAAATTTTCAACAATGTTAATCATTTCTTGAATCTCCGGTGTATTTACCACTCTTTTTCCTATTTTTTCTTGAGCTAAATCTACTGCGCTTCGAAGAACTGCCAACTCGCATTCCGCAAAATTCATAGATTTATCGCATTGTTTCGGATTTTTCATTCGTATCGTTATATTATACGAATAAAAATTTTACGAGTTTTATCTATTAATGAGAAAGCGCAATCGCAAACTATGTTTTTGAAATTCCTGCTAAAGAATGATGCCGACATGCAAGAAAAATAGCACAAGAAAGAGTTAAAAATAAATATCATTAAATGCAAAATGAAACGACACTTATATATTAAAATTGTAATAATCTTTTGATATTGTTCTTGTGGCGTAGCTCAGTTCAGGTCTTTGAGGTGTGGGAGCGGCAATAGTAACTGGCTTATATCTGAATTTCTCCGGTTTTAAGACAAATGCATATCCTGATCTATCAAAAAATAATGTATTTTCTCCCAAAAATTCATCTACATTTTGATAACGCATTGCTAACATTTGACTGCCTGTTTCTCTCACCAACATTCCACTCATATTTGCCGGATTAGAGCCAATATCAGGCATACCAATAGTCATGTTTCTTTTATTAAATTCAATTAACTCGTTGACATCGGGCGTTTGTTTAATATCTGTGTAATGCAGAGCGCGCATAAAAATAGAATTACTCGTCATATTTACATATTCTAGAAAATTCTCATTTTCCATGAAAGCCGTGTTAGATCTATCTACAATTACGATAATTTTTCCAGCTAATTTTAATAACGGAACGTCACCTAAATTCGTATTATGATTTTCGTAACTATAGTCTTTTCCTAATAATAACGTGTTGTACGATTTAAAAAGATTAGCAAAATTCTCATACATTTTTTGGTTTGTGCTTTTAATTCGTAAGTGTAGGATTATTGGGTCGGCTGGATTGGGCGCTGTGCTGTTTGAGAATGCATGATTTTGAATAGTGTACAATATGTCTGAAAACTTTACAGAATTATATGTTTCCTTAATGAAATAGCTATCGGTTGTTGATGTTGCAACAATTGGTTCATCATTTAAAGAATACACCTCAAAATCAAGTCCTCTTACACCCTGTTTTATCACGCTTTTCAAATTACAAATGTCAACGAAATCGTTTTTATATGATCCGCCACTACAAGCATTGTAGGCGGTCATAATATAATAATCTTTTAATGTGTATCCACATTGCTTGTCATTCGAGTTAATAGATCTCAAATTGCCGTCTAGTTTTTTATACAAAGAGTTCATTCTCGAACATTCACTAGCAGCCAAGTTTCTCATATAAAAAAAATACCACAGCATGAAAATGATTATTACTAATATGAGAAAAAATATCATGTTTGAAACAAATTCCTCTTTCAAAGACGTTAAATATTTCATAGTATTTTCAATAACGGAAGTCATACTATATACTTTTAAAAAAATACTTTTAAGAAATATTTTTGTTAAAAGTATATCAAAACAATAAAATGCATTTAAAAATATTATTATAGTATAGATAAATGGCTGGAGGTCTATTGAACTTAGTATCACAAGGACAACAAAATATTATTTTAAATGGCAATCCTTCAAAAACTTTTTTTAAAGCTAAATATGCAAAATATACCAACTTTGGTATGCAAAAATTTCGTGTTGACTTTGAAGGATCAAAAATGCTGCGTTCAACGGAAGAATCAATGTTTACATTTAAGATTCCTCGAAATGCAGAACTTTTGATGGACTGCTATATTTCAGTTGATGTACCTAACATATGGTCTCCCATTTTACCCCCACAGAATACCACGACAAATATAAATTGGGCTCCGTATGAATTTAAATGGATTGAAAATTTAGGAGCACAGATGATTAGCAAAGTTTCCATTACCTGTGGAAATCAAACATTGCAGGAGTTTTCTGGAGCGTATTTGTTAGCTCAAGTTCAGCGTGACTTTAACGGAACAAAACGTACTCTTTTTGATCAAATGTCTGGAAACACTCCCGATTTTAACGATCCCGCAAATTATGGCGGCCGGGTAAATTCTTATCCCAACGCTTTTTATACTGAAAATTCCCTCGGACCTGAGCCGTCAATTCGAGGAAAAACAATATACATTCCATTAAACGCTTGGTTTAACTTGCGAAGTCAAATGGCTTTTCCACTGGTAGCACTTCAATACAATGAGCTAAATATTACAATTACATTTCGCCCCATTAATCAACTTTTTCAAATTCGAGATGTATTTGATCAATTTAACAACTATCCTTACGTCGCTCCTAATTTTAATTTAAATTACATGCAAATGAACAGGTTTTTGCATCCCCCACCAGATGCTCAAATAGGACCGAATTCGTATAACGATAGTAAAGGTGTTTGGAATGCCAATATTAACTTAAATTGCACGTATGGTTTTCTTTCAAACGATGAAGCCAAATTATTTGCAATGAATGAACAAAAGTATCTGTTTAAACAAGTGCACGAGACGCCTTACTATAATTTATCCGGTTCAACTAAAATCCAATTAGATTCAATTGGCATGGTTTCTAGTCATATGTTTTTTTTACGGCGAAGTGACGCAAATTTACGAAATGAATGGAGCAATTATACAAATTGGCCGTACAACTATTTGCCAAGCGATTTGACTCAGGCTCCCACTGCAGGAAATTATGTAGTGAGTGATAACACCGATCCCACGGGAAATCGAGTTTTAACGCTAAGTGGTCCGGGCGTCAATCCAGATGGTCAAATGACTGGTTGGTTGATAACAGGCGATTATGCCGAACAAAACCAAAAAGCGATATTAATAAGCTTAGGAATATTAATTGACGGACAATATCGTGAAAATTCGCAACCCGCCGGCGTTTACAGCTACATAGAAAAATATGTTAGGACGGATGGCGTCGCGCCATTCGGTCTTTACGTATATAACTATTGTTTAAACTCATCCCCCTTTGAATTACAACCATCCGGAGCTATCAATATGAGTCGTTTTAATACCATTGAGTTTGAAATTGTCACAATTAACCCTCCACTAGATTCGCTTGCGCAAACAATGACGATTTGCGACCCAGTAACAGGAAATGTTATCGGCATTAACAAACCAAGCTGGCGCATTTATGATTATAACTTTGATCTTTATCTATTCGAAGACCGCATCAATATGGTAACATTTGTTGGCGGTAACTGTGCGCTAAGCTATGCAACATAATTTTTTTATTAAATTAAAAATGATACGAATAATGCGTATAAAACAAATATGCATTCTTTAAAAAAAATTTACTTCTAGCGCTGAAAAAAAGGCACTACGGAAATCCGATTTTCAAGACTTTTTTGGGAATCCCGTTTTTGGACATTTATAAATGTCCATTTTCCACTTTCCAAAATACTTTTGACTTTTTCAAAATCGAAAATATGGAAAAAGACGATTTAGACCAGAATGCTTTGTTTTGCATTTTTCTTTGCGAAAAAAACGTTATTGTAAATTTTTTTCGGAGAAAATAAGTTTTTGAAAAAGGGTTTAGGAACTTTTTTCTGTTTCATTAATATGAAACAAATGAAACAAAATTGTGGTGCCGAGGATCCGAAAAGTTCCAATGTATTTTTGTGTGAAAAATGTGACTATAAATGCTGCAAACCATCGTTGCTTAAGAGACATTTTTCAACCGATAAGCACAAAAAACGCGAAAATGAAACAGATGAAACAAAAAATGAAACAAAGGTGTCACCGCAAAATTTTACATGTAAATGCGGTAAAAATTTGAATAGTAGAACGACTTTTTGGAGGCATAAAAAACATTGTGATTATAAGGAAAAAGATTTTATAGAAGAACCTGTACCCGTAAAAGAAGAACTGGTTAGCGAATCAAACAACGCTGACCTACAATGTCTATTGTTGGAAACGTTGAAGCAGAACCAAGAATTGCAAAAACAAATCATTGAAATATCAAAGGATAGAAATACAATCATACAAAATACGACAAATAACAATAACAATTCCTTCAATTTGAATATTTTCTTGAATGAAAAGTGCAAAGATGCGCTCAATATTCAAGATTTTGTCAACACAATCAAGCTGCAATTGTCGGATTTGGAAGAAACAGGGCGCTTGGGATATGTCGAAGGCTTGACAAATATATTGGTGCGAGGGCTTAAAGAATTGGATGTGCATAAACGTCCAATTCATTGTAGTGATTTAAAGCGCGAAGTCTTATACGTAAAAGACAAGGACGAATGGTCGAAAGAAGATAACGAAAAGGATCGCATTAAAAAGGCGATAAAACAGATTTCAGTACGAAATGCGAAACAAATCAACGAGTGGGCGAGACAGAACCAGGGCTACAACGACTCTGCAAATAAAAAAAGCGATAAATACTTGAAATTAGTCATTGAAGCGAATGGAGGCGAGCCGGAAGAAATAAATAAAATAATAAAACAGGTAGCAAAACAAGTTACCATCGATAAAGTGGAAAAGTGAAGACTATATTTTATAAGCTCGCGTTAGACGCAAGAGGACCATCGCCAGAAAATTCACCGGATAGCGTGCTTGTTTTTGGATACGCGGTTTCAAACGGAAGATTTTTAGGAGGGGTGTATCTCATCTTGAAAAATTCATATTCATTGTTGAAATACTCCGTCCAAAGATCTGTTCCTTTATCGTATAGAGGAGGTCGCTTTAATTCTCCGCTTGCGCCAACGAGTCCCGATTTTGTTCCGATGTCTGTAGTTAATGGTGAATACGTTGGCGTTACACCTACAGTTAACTTCCCAGCGTCATTGTAAGCGAGATTAGAATTAAACGGAGAAATAGTTATGTTTCCATTTGTATTGTCTCCATCTGAGTTATTTTGGTTGAAAGTTGCGTCAATTAAACCACCATCGCCATTTTTATTTTCATTTGAACCAGTTCCGCCCCCATTTGGTCCGCCGCCGGAAACTCCGCTATTTTGGTTTCCGGGACCAAGCGCCGAAGTTTGTGACGGAGGAATATCAACTACTTTTCCTGATTCATCATATCCAATATTAGGGTTTAAATCGGATTTTTTAATTTTACTACTTTCATTTGCATTTTCATCCCCTACCATCATGTTCTTGTCTTTATTTTTATTTATTTTCTGACATCCATAACAATCAACATCGGATGTGCACTGCTCTCCAGTAATAGAGCATCTGGCTAAAGGACCGCACATATTTTTACAACTCGTCTTGGTGTTAATTGGTTGATCAACATCGTGATTTGTTTCTGAAGATCCTGTGTCAATAGATTGAAAACACTCGACAATATATTTTTCTCTTATCAAATATGTCCCGTAGGATATAATGGCAAAAGACAGGAAAATGGTTAAAATTAAATATAGTATGTTTTTGTTGAAAGAATTCATAACATTAACTGATATTATTTTTTGGTTTAGATAAATTAGAACATCTGCTTAAATTTTTAATATTTTTTTATAGTAATACAAAATGCCACCTATTATGTCAAAACCTGAAACTTTTTCTCCAAAAGTTGAACAACTCGATTCAAAAATTTCACTTCCAAATGTAGATATAACCGGAAATCAAGATATAAATACAGGCGAAGATAACGATAAGATTTCAAATCCACTGGATTCAAGTAATTCGGATGATAAAGGCGAAGAACTAGATACTAAGACGAAATATATAAATTTTTTAAAATCTCTTGCAAAGCTCCTTATATTTATATTGCTTTCAGTAATATTGGGTGCTTCCGTTTTGTATTCCTGCAAAGTAGCTACATCAAACATTTTACCAACAGATATGAATTGTAGTCCATATACAAAAAATGATCCTGATGTAATGCCGATTGATCTTGACATAAACATTATTAAAAATTCTGAAAAAAATTTTTCTACAAAAATAAATTTTCCTTTCAATGCAGCAGATGATGAAAAAATAAATGAAATAGCAGAGTATAATAGATCAAATTTTATATTAGATTGGATTCGAAACCAAAAAGAAGTCTATAACTCGTGGGCAATAAAGTTGATGTTTCTTTCTATTTTAGAAAGTTTATTCCAAAAAAATTACTCACTTCTAAGTTCTATTTTGCATTTCATGGACAAATCTTTTTATGAACTTGTGATTGTTTTTCTTGGGCCATTGCTGTTATTTTTTGCATCTGGAATATTATCACTCATTACATTATTTTATTCGATTTATTTATTTTTCACAGAGTTTCATTGGATTTTTAAAGAAAATACAAATAAAGAACGAGGAAAAAAACCAGTCTGGAGTGATGTAACTTTTTCAAATTTATATAATTATGGAGTTTCATGCTTTATTGCATTTTTAATGGTTATATTTTTTATTATTTCATACGTATTTATGTTTCCTTTAGTTAGTCTTGGAATGAGCGTGTTTTTTGTAGCATGTTTATTTTCTGCAACTTATATGAAATCTTTAATAAGCGATGGACCAAAAATAGGAGAAACCTATGGAATAAAAAAGGTATTTGTAGACGTGTTAACTTCAAAAATGAAATATATAATGGTTATAGTTAGCTTGGCTTTCATTTCATTGTCTTATTCTCATTTTGGTTCTGTGAGCGCTACGTTTGCAATTATTATTTTTGGTCTTTTATTTTTTGGACTTATAGGAAATAAATTGTATGAACAAGAAATGCCTATTGATGTAACAGAAGGCTTAATTAATGAATCTTTTGAACAGGCAGAGAAAACGTGCACTGAAATTTTTTCCGGAGGTTTTTCAAATAAAGAAATGTTTCAATCTGGCGGCGAAGCAAACCTTCTCAAAAAGCTTAAAAGTTTGAGTAAGATTTTACGCAACTAATAAAGTGATTTGCACTTTTATAAAAATATTTATATTTTTTTCAATAGATATAAATATTTCGCGACAATACAAATTATTAATGAGCAAAAAGAATAAAACGTTATTAAAAACATTTCCACTAGTAAGTATTTGTACACCGACATTTAATCGACGACCATTTATTCCATTTATGATTAAATGTTTCGAACACCAGACCTACCCGAAAGACAGAATAGAATGGATTATTATTGATGATGGGACGGATAAAATAGAAGATCTTGTGAAAAACATAGTAAACGTTAAATATTTCAAGTATGATAAAAAAATGACTCTTGGAAAAAAACGCAACTTGATGCACGAAAAATCTAGTGGAGAAATTCTTGTCTATATGGATGACGACGATTATTATCCACCGGAACGCGTTTCACATGCAGTTGAAATGTTGCAAAAAAATCCAGGAGTTTTGATTGCTGGATCAAGCGAAATGCATATTTACTTTAAACACATTCAAAAAATGTACCAGTTTGGTCCATATGGACCGAGTCATGCCACCGCCGCTACATTTGCATTCAGACGCGAGTATTTAAAACAATCTGGATATGAAAATGAAACATCTTGCGCAGAAGAAAAGAATTTTTTGAAAGGGTTCAACGTTCCCATGATTCAATTAGATACACAAAAGACGATTCTTGTGTTTTCGCATATTCACAATTCTCTCGACAAAAAAATTCTTTTGAACGACGCGCCAAACCAATTTGTAAAAGAATCCAGATTCGGAGTCCACGATTTCATTAAAAATGAAGAACTCAAACAATTTTACATGGAAAACGTGGACAAGATTCTATCGAGTTACGAACCAGGACGACCTGAAAATAAACCAGATGTTATGAAACAGATTGAAGAAATGAAAAAAAGGAGAGAAGAGATGATTGCATCTCATAGGCAACAACAACAACAACAACAAATTCCAATTCAAGGTGCAATTCAATATTATGAAAAAACGATTCAAGACCAAACTGCTATTATTAATGACATTATGAAAGAAAATAGAGAACTTAAAGGCAAAGTAGACTATTTGGATAAAAAAATAAAACAGCTTGTTGATGATCGAATTGCAGAGTTGAAAAAACAGAAACTCGTGAATGTGTAAAAAATTGAAACAAAACAACGTAATAAAGATATTATAGTTTTAACAAATATGGCAACAACCCAAAGAGTTGTATTTAGTTATGGTGAAAATGAATATCTTCCTCTAATTTGTGATATTGGTCACAATTTAAAAGAGGAAAATATTTGCATGGCTCAAGTAATTGAAGAAAAAATAGATGAACTAACTATAACTATCAAAATGAGAGTGTGTATAAAAAATAAAAACATTGAAATATTTTCCAAATACCTGAATAATGATAATTTTTGGAGATTTAGTGAAGGATTTTTGGAGATAGATAATAAAAAAATACCGATTCATGATTACAGGAGATATGCATCTTTACAAATTGATGGATGGTGTTACGATAATATAGACGGAATACGCCTGCAATCCGATTTATTTGACGATGCGCAAAGCGCGAGCCTTTAAGCTACAATATATATTATATTCTAAAACAGCATAAAGAATACTCGCCATAATGAGTAGAATACCTAGACCCGCAAAGCAAAGATGTATCGAGATGATTACGTGAATGATTTTATGAACGACGGACAAGATGAACACGAGAAGTCTAATAAGAAGATCTTTGAGGATCTGAAGAAGGAAGACAAGGGTTTTTACACGTGGAATGTTAAGATTCCGGGATCTGTTAAACCTGTCAAGGTTGAAGCATATAGTTCCGGTGACATGGGATCTCGCATTCGTGATCCTATTACGGGAGATCGTTATCGAGATTATAAAGTGGGTTCAAAATACGAGGATCTTTTTTTCAAGGTAATATTTACGTCGCAAAATTTTGCAGGAAGAGGGGCTCCCGCTCTATTTTATTCGAGCCCTGAGCAATATGAAAAGCATACTAAGGAATTTGTTGGATCAGAAATTAAGGAGAAGTGGCATGTTAAGAAGTTAGCCGCTGACTCGAGTTTGCGCAAGGAAATGGATAAGAATGAGGAAAGAACTCGAAATTTTACTATTGTCGCATAGATAAAAAGAAACTTATAAAACAAGTTAAAAATTATTTGTTTTATAATATATTATGATACTGAATATGTTGTTGTGCGCATATTCAAATTTTATTCAACTCAACATGAAAACTTCAAAAACTTTTTCTTGTGTGAGATACTCACATCCACGTGCATACGCGGGAAACGACATGAGATACAATGAAACTTCCGATTTGGATCTTGAAATGATAGATAAAATTAGAATGTATAACCATAAGTTGAAAGTATTGCAACGACTGGAAGATAACAAAGTTTCTATTTTTGATAAAATTGGTTTAATAGAAAAAGAAGATGTTGATGACTTTTGTATGCGCTCACCAAATATAACAAGAGGTGGTTTGTTTGATGATTGGGATTTTGATTTAAACAAAATAAGTTAAAATTCAAATAACACAAATATATTTTATTAAAGTTTTATATATATAGGAGAGAATGTCAAATGATGGAAATTCAGCGCTCATTTGGGCGGCTAGTGAAGGGTACACAGGAGTAGTCAACGCGCTGCTAGCTGTCCCAGTTATAGACGTAAATGCTAAGAATTCAGCCCTAATGGCGGCGGCCAGTGAAGGGCACACCGACGTAGTCAACACCCTGCTAGCTGCTACAGGTATCGAAGTCAACGCTAAGAATAATGCAGGAAATTCAGCCCTCATGAGAGCGGCCGAGAATGGGCACATCGAAGCAGTCAATGTCCTGCTAGCTGCTACAGGTATCGAAGTCAACGCTAAGAATAATACAGGGAATTCAGCGCTCATTTTAGCGGCCAGTAAAGGGAATACCGAAGTAGTCAAAGCTCTGCTGGATGCTGGAGCAGACGTCAATGCTGTGAATAATGAGGAGAATTCAGCACTCATGAGGGCGGCCAGTGAAGGACATGTCGAAGCAGTCAACACCCTGCTAGCTAATGGAGCAGACGTCGAGGCTAGGGGAATATTTAATAGCATTGGTGGGTGGTCAGCGCTCATTATGGCGGCCGCTAGAGGGCATATCGAAGTAGTCAAAGCCCTGCTTGCTGCTGGAGCAGACACCAAGGCTAAGAGCGTCAGGGGAGAGACGCCAATTGAGATGGCAAAAAATGATGTAATTAAAAATTTAATTAAAAATTATAAATCTGTTTCCAATTCGGTTGGTGGTCGTGGTAGAAGAACGAAGAAATTAAGAAAATACAAAAGAACAAAGAAATCAAGAAAATATAGACAAAACTAAGAAAATAATTTTATTGGCAAGATGTCAAACTAATAGCAGTCCCTCGGTTATTATTCCTCGACAAAAACTTCTTCTTCGTACTCTTCAATTTCATTATCGCTAATGCTTTCAGCGTCTTCTTTTGTATACTTTTCCAAGTATCTGTATATTCGATTAATGTCTAATTTACTGATATCATAATTTTCAAACAGCGACATCATGTCTTGATCTTCATACTTTCGCTTCAAGTCTAAGAAAAATGCGAATACATCTTTTTTATCCATTGCAAGCTGTTGACATAAATTTTGAATAAATGTTGAATTGTTGTATTCGGTTGAATATTTGGTAAGAACTTTTGTAAAACGAATCTCCGTTGGATTAAACTTTGGCTTCTTCTTAAATGTGTCGTGATACAACTTGTTATTCTTAAATGTTTTAACGAGAGAACTCATTTCATTGAATTGCCATATTTGTTTTTGAAATGTTATTCTATCTATATAGTCTGCAAAACAAGCGTTGTCTAACATTTTCAAGTAAAACGGCAATGCTTCCTTCATTTTTAATTTTCCAATAACGTCAATTATATTTTCGTGCCATAAAAGACCAACGATTGTTCTGTCGGTCTCATTCATAATGGTAAGATGATTATCTATATGATAAGGATCATTTATTAGCTTTTGAGTAATATTTTTTGTGTCATCGTTGTACGATTTCATGTGAAAAATTTTATTAATGATATCAATATTCAAAAGATTTTTGTTATTTTTGTAAATTGTGTAAATGCTGTTTAGTTTTCTGAGATCGCCTTGAATAAATTTTACAATATTATTAAACATATCGTTGTCTTGCATAGGAACAATTGTTTTCATTATATTTGTAATTTGCGGAGTCGTCGGAGTTTTAATTTCAATTGTTGTACAAACTTTCATAAGTTCTTTAATTTTTTTATCAATGTGGTAGTTTCCAATGCAAATAATAGGATTTATGGTAATGTCCTCTAATTTTTGCTTTTTAGTTTTTTTGGGCCGGATGAGTTTTATTAAAGTGTTGATTCCGCCTTTATCCCCATTATTCATTCCATCTATTTCATCCATGACAATCGCAATTTTTTTTATCTTTTTGTGAAAAAGACTCATGATGTTTTTATCAGACATGTTATGTTTTGTAATCGTGTCAATAACTGACTTATTACGTATGTCTCCAGCATCATATTTAATAACGTCATAATTCAATTCTTTTAAAAGGTTCATTACAAATGATGTTTTTCCCGATCCTGGATCCCCGTAAACATAGATTCCTTTTTTAATGAGAAGGTCGGCTTTATTAGTCTCAAAGTGGTATAATATTTCTTTCATTTTTTTTGAATGATCTTCGCGATTTAGTAATTGATTCATATTTAAGTTCTCCATCTTATACTTATATAGCGGTTCTTTTTATGTTGATTTTTACTCAATCCAGATTCATGTAACAAAGTTTCAAGGATATTTCTGCAATTTGTTGAATTATTTGAAACGCAAAAATCATTTAATAATGACGCAAAATTTGGATAAGATACGTTTTTATATATTATATTGTTATTGCAAGTCCATCGCACAATATTTTCTTCTGCAATATGTTTGAAAACAAAATAATTGTCTTGTCTTACCATACTACGAATATAATTGTCGTAAAGTTTGTCTGGAATAAGTCCGCGAATTTTTTTGTGATATTTTCTATAGAACGTTTTATTTAACAAGACAAGAGTTGTTTTCGGTAAAAAAAATGAAATCTCTCTTACTAGATCTTCTGGGAGTTTTTGAACTAATAATAAATACTTTGACTCACAGGTATTCATTATTATATATCCACTTTAAAAAAATGGATTTGCTCCACTTTTTTAAAGTGGAAAAAGTGGATTTGCTCCACTTTTTTAAAGTGGAAAAAGTGGAAAAGTGGAATAAATTTATTTTAAAAATATAGTATAAGACAATGCGTAACTTAGAAAAATATTCCATTTTTTATATAATTTGTTTTTTTGCATTAATGTTATTTCTGTACGTCGTCTTTGTACCTCGACCTATTAAAGAAGGTTTTGATGTAAGCGATTTTATGAACTCTATTGACGTTATATACTGGATTAATTTAGATAGAGCGACTGATCGAAAAAATTACATGGATGATTTGTTGGGCGATTCTATTTTTAAAATGATTCCTAATATTCGTATTTCTGCGGTAGATGGAAAGATGTCGGACGAGATGTATAAAAAAATTATTAAATATAACAAACAGCCCGAGATTACAGACTCAGAATATGGTTGCTTATTGTCTCATTTGGATGCAATCAATAAATTTTCAAAATCAAGCTATAACAATGCAATCATATTTGAAGACGATATAAGTTTGGATTTTAAACCTTATTGGAAAAAAAATTTAGGAGAGGTAATAAGTGGAGCTCCGGCAAATTGGGATATTATTATGTTGTCATATGGAGTTGGGAATAATGGATTTGTTAAAAATGAGTACGAAAAATATAATGGCCACTTTGGAGCGATATCTTATTTGATCAATAAAAAGGGCGCGCAAAAGTTAATGGATAAAACGGAATACAACGGAAAGTATATACTCAATGATAACAGACACGTTTCTGATTTTTATATTTATAACGAAGTAAACACGTATGTTTACAAATTTCCTTATTTTATTTCAAGAAAGGACAATGACTCTTTCATACACCCAGATCACATAGAAACATTTCACAAAGTCGTCGAAAAGAACGCTTTACAAGCGTATAGCGAAGAAAACTCATAAATTAATTTGTTTTTGTCTAATTTTTAAAAGTGGATTATAGTATAACATGTATAAATTTTTTAACAGAAAAACCATTTTGCTAATTTTTTTATTAATAGTACCTTTTTTAGCGCTTTACTATTTTTTCATAACAAATAAACAACACGTATCAAGTAAAGAATGTATGTCAAATCAAGATAAAATCGTATTTATTATACCATCAACTTCACGCAACATGAATTATCAAAACATCGAAGATAGTCCATTAATTAATACTTTGTACAAATCATTAAAAAAACACGACATTTCAAACTATCAATTTGTAATCGGGTTTGATGATGACGATGAATTTTATTTAAATCGCGTGGACCAGTTAAAGTCGAACCTTCCTGATAATTTTCATTTTCACTTTTATAATAATTTTGATAAAAGTTACGTTTGTATAGTTAATCAGTTGGCAGATACGGCAATAAATGAGTATGGTGCGGAATATTTATATGTTTTTGCTGACGATTTGAAAATTTATAAATTGGATTATATAGACAAATTCATCCAATATTTTAAAACTAAAAATAATATTTGTCTCGGATGGGGAATTGACGAGGGAAATCATAGAATATGCACCCATCCTCTTGTTCACAAAAAACATGTAGAGTTGCTAGGATATTTTTATCCAAAAGAAATAAAAAATTGGTTTTGCGACGATTGGATAACAGAAGTTTATACCAAGTTAAATAAAATTGTAAAATCAGATGATTCAGTTTTTCAAAACACAATGACTGCGCAAGAGTCAAAACGTTACGAAATTGTAAACATTGAAAGAAATAAATTGGATGAACTAGTGGGTTTTGCAGTTGACATTTTACGCTCTTGAAGACTTAAAATAGGACGTTTTAAGTCTTCGCTAATATAAAACAAGAAATAAATTTTAACCAATTGTTTACATCATTCCAGATAAATAACTATTACCCGATCCAGCGTCTTGTGCGGAACATGATGATCCCGACAAGTTGTTACCTGATCCATCGCACGGGTTCTCGACTCCATAGGTTATTCCGTCCCAGGTAACGCCGCAACTGGTTGCCCACTTGTACTTTGCGCACATTGAGTTACCCCCTAAGAATGTCGGTTGTGTAAAATCCATTGTCAAATATTTATTTGAACCTGTAGGTTTGCAGGTTCCATTTCCTAAATTCTTAACATTTTTGCACATAGATCCATTTCCTGACACATCCTCCCAATAATCGGGGCAGTCACCAATAATTGGTGGCCAAACGGATTGTTTTGCATTGTTCAGCGCAAATCCTATAAAAATAAGAACTAAAATAAGAACAACTATCGCCGAAATCAAAACCACTTTTTGAAATGATTGCATTCCATTAAATAAGGGCGCCATAAAACGAGCGACCAAAACAAGAACAATAATCAAAGCTATAATAAAAAGTATTCTTTTATATGAATTCATTTATATAATGTGTAAATAAAATATATATTTTGGGTTTTTTTCTATTTTACTAATATAAATGCAAAGTTCAAATGGCAGAGTAGATATTAAAAGTCCAAGCACTTGTGATTTGTTTAAGATGTACGATAAAATTCCAGCAAATCAATGCACTACATTTAGAGGCCCTACAGAAGGTTTGTGGGATGAGACTAAATTATCTGAAGTGTTCTTTTCAAACCACAATATTCAAATACTTCAAAATGGAATACGCGCAGGCGTTTTTAAAAGATCAAACGGACAATACACAATTGGAGCGCAAGACTGCGATTCTCTTAAAATTGTAATGCGAAGTGTTTTTTTGCAAAATGCATCAAATAAACCATTCAATATCAAGGAGCAAGTTGAACAACTGAACATTATTGTTCTTAACTATTGTATTCAACAAGTTTATAGCGAAGCTCAGGGATACATGAAATATTTAGAAGATGCTAGTACATTGGTTGTTCCAATTGCTCACCCAATGATGGAATCGACTTACGACAAGCAATTGCAATTGAAACCATGGTTCTAAGCAATACAAATGGCGTTTGCTAAGAGAATTTATAGAATTTCATAAATATGCACCGGTTGATCTTTGTTCCAAGACATATCAAGTAGTGTTGTTTTTATTAATTTTAAATTGTTTTCTTTTATCTGACAAATTTTTGAACAACAAATTAAAGATCCGCTCGGCAATTCTTTTACCATTTTTATGAAAATTTTATCTATTATATTTTGGTCAAAGCATAAGTTGCTAAACCAAACAAATGTTTGTCTGTTATTTTGAGAATTGGATGCCAATTTTACATTAAATATATCAGCATTTATCAGTTGGACTTTTTCCGCATATTTTTTAGGTAGTTGTTTCAGCAAATGTAAAGCGTCGTCGTGCCGTTCTTTTACTATTTCTATGCCAACTGACTTTTGAATATCTGCATCGCCCGCCATATAAAAACATAATTTACCTCTACCGGAACCAATGTCTATGAAAGAATTTATTTTTTTATTCAACGTTTTCACTTCGTCGTATAATTTTTTTATTCCGCTGTAGTCCATTTCTCCATAAGTTGTTTTATGATCAGTGTATTTATTGTGTAATGGGGTAGTTTCATATTTACATTTTGGATATAACTTGATCAAATCTTCTATATAAGTCTCGCTGCCGCCTCCGCCAATAGTAAATCCATTTATGCTAAACAAAGACAATCCTGGCAATGGTATCTTATAGTAAATAATTATCGCAATGGTAATAGCAATAATAATAATAAGAGTTAGAACTGGCGACCCAAAGTATAATAACTGGAGGTAGCTGTTTTCTTTTTGTATATTATCGTCCATTTATTTATAATTAATTTTTTATTTTTCTTAAATTAATGCAAACATTATTTAAGAAAAATAATTTATAAAACTTAGTTCAAATATTTATATTCAACGCTTTTTTCCACGTCTTGTCTTTCTCTTGCGTCTAGATTTCCTGGTGCGTTTTGTTTTTCTGCGTCGTCTTCTTTTTCCACCACTTTTCGTCTCGTCATCGTCTTCATCCGACATACAATAACTCGAAATTTCTTCTAGATCTTTTTCCCCGTCGACATTTAAAATAACTTTATATTTAACACAACCTGTTTGATTATTGGGTTCAAATTCAATCGTATCACCGACTTTTATAGCATCGCCTTTCTTTCGTAAAAAGTTACGTGCAGTCACATCCTCCTCACTGGCTCGCCAATTTTTAGACATTATATATTAGGTATATATTTTTAAAAATTATTCTCTCTTGCAGTCTCTTTGTGAAAAGATAAAAATATAATTTGTTTGCATCTATTTGCCTTTGTGAAGTTGAGAATACGCGATAAGAACTAGAAGACCTAGCGGTAAAAATAATGGTTCGTAATAGTTCAAATAAGTCCAAGTCATAACAAAAACGACAGGAAATATGTGCAGTCTAGGGATAAGTTTGTAACAATCAGACGTTCTAAAATAAATCCAAAGACCAGAGCACACAATCGCGACAATTACTTTAATATTATAGCTCAAATAATTATCTAAAATCATTATATAGTATGTTGACAAAATTATATTTAGATACAACAAATCCGACCCTTGGTTTCTCTCACTTGTTCGGTCCGAAAATCTTAGGACCTATGGTTTTTTCCGTTGTATTGCACACGGCAATCTATGCTTTATTCTGTAATATGATAAGTTGGATATTCTTTGGCTCTATTCTTTCAAAAGTAGTAAATAAAAGATTATTAACATCGCTCTTGGCCATCATGACGTTTGGATTTTTTGGAAGATTTTTTCACGTAAAGGAGATTTATAATGGCTACGGGAGAGACGCGGAAAAAACAAGAGAGTATATTGATAAGCATTATATTTCTTGGGTTTTTCTTTCCTAGAAAAAGTTTTTAAATTGTTATTGAACAAACTAGCTTTACTTGTCGCATTGTAAAAGTTTATAGTATCGATCAAATAAAAGGTCTTTATTTATATTATCCAAAGTCCTCACAAACGTTATGAAGAGAACAAATGCTTCATGAAAGTCATTGTCTTCAATACAATCGTCGATTAATGAACAAATCAACGTAATATTTTTGGATGTATTTTCCGATTCCATTTGTGTAGTATAATAAAAAATATTTAATATTTTATTTCATTTTTTATTATATTTTGCACAACTTTTATCAAAAGTTGTTATTATATTTTGCACAACTTTTCTCAAAAGTTGTTATTTACTTTGGCTTTTTACTTCGTTAAACCTTTTGTAAAGGTAGAGTTATTTTTCAATCGCAAGAACCTGTTTCTTGACCTTGACAACAGAAGCTTTCTTGATAGAAATGCCACTCATGGAACGTTCGCGCTCTTCTTTGTATCCAATGTACGCATCCTTAACTATCTCCAGTTCCGTTCGCCACATGTTTTGAATTGTAGTCGACTGAATCTTTACCAACTCTTTTTGCTTCGTGTCATGTTCCTTGTTCAACTTGTCTACATTCTCTGAAGTCACACTATCCATAGGCATTTTTGTCAAATATTTATAATCGTCGTCATCGTTGATAACGTGATACTTCTTTGTCTTCAACATAACATTTACCTCTTCCTTCTTCTTCTTTCGCAAGTCAATCGTTCCATCCAAGTTCTCCTTGATATAGCGCGCCTTGTTTGACAAGACAACCAACTCACTTGACAAGGTTGCAATCATATAATCTTTTCTCTTTTGGTACAACTCAAGCCGAGTTTCAAAATAATCATCAATAATTTCCGGAACATTCGCATACTTTTTCAACTTATCCGATGCATCAAACAAATGCATATTTGTACTGGAGCAAGTCGTATAAAGCTTCAGAGTCTTTTCCAGTTGATTAAGCCCATGATCTGCCTTTGCTGCGCTTAATTCATCCAACTTACCCTTTTGGAATGTAATCGTAAAATCTACATTTGTATCCTTACTCATATCATCATAATCCTTTACAAGAGGAACTATTTTCTTTCCAGTTTTATCTGTAGTTTCCGTTAGAGATTCAAGTAATTCCTTGAAGTCTTCCGTCCAAAACCCAACCGGAAGTTCAGTTACACGAACTTTATCGGTGCCGAGTTTTTCATATTTTCCCTTTACGAGGAACTTTCCTTCGCCAATTTTCTCAATCTGACCCTGAAATCCTTCATAATACGGAACAAACTCAAACGACGTTGTAGGCAAATCAGAAAGCTTGCTTTTCAAATACTCAATAATCGTCAACGGATTATAGCACATGATATCTGTACTGAATCCAGTACCAATACCCTTTGCTCCGTTCACCAAAATCATTGGAATAATTGGCGCATAGAATAGCGGCTCAACGAGCATTCCATCATCATCCAAGTACTTGAGTATATGATCATCCATTTCAGGAAAGATGAGACGCGTCATTTTGTTCAAATACGTGAAGATATATCTTTCCGATGCGCTATCCTTGCCACCTTGCAATCGAGTTCCAAACTGACCACTAGGAACAAGAAGATTGATATTATTTGATCCCACAAAATTTTGTGCCATGCCAACAATTGCTCCGTTTAGCGAGGCTTCGCCATGATGATAGCCAGAGTGCTCACTGACATAACCCGAAAATTGTGCGACTTTTATCTCGTTTGTCAAATTCTTCTTGTAAGCCGAATACAAGATTTTGCGCTGAGAAGTCTTTTGCCCATCCATGACGTTCGGAATACTTCTGTCGCAATCATACTTTGAGAAGTGGATAAGTTCTTGGTTGATAAAGTCGTCATAACTTACCGACGACTTGCTCGTGTCCAGATAACTATCACGATTATAATCTTCAAGCCAATCTTTTCTATCATCAGATCTCTTTTTGTTAAAGACCATATCGATCGCGTCATCACTTAGCTTTCCATTGTGTTCAAAACCGACAATCTTCTTTTTCTCAAAATATTCGCGAAACTCCTTTCCAGTACTAGTTCCTAGACCCTTGTAATATTTAATATTCCAACCCTTGGTGTCGTTGAGTTCCTTCCACTCGTCGTACTCGCCGGTGTTGTAAAACACAAGTTCTTTCGCTCCCGTTCCGGACCCCTTCCTTGCTTTTAGGATCGGAGTATTCATAAATCCGATGAAACCACCAATGAGACACAAACTAGGCCACTCTGTTTGGAAGAGATTAATGCCAAGACCCTTGATATGAGAGCCATCCAAATCCTGGTCCGTCATAAAGAGAACCTTACCATATCGCAAACTTTTTGCAATATCTGCCATGTCTTTGTATGTGCGTCCGGTCTCTAAGCCAAGAATCTTCTTGATTTCAGCAATCTCTTTATTCTCGGAAATCTTTTTAACCGATTCGCCGCGAACATTGAGAATTTTACCCTTCATCGGATACACGCCAATCGTGTTTCTATCTTCGGAGGAAAGACCCGACACAATCCCCGCTTTTGCCGAGTCACCCTCACAAAAGATAATCATGCATTGTCCTGACTTTTCCGTTCCCGCCCAGTTGGCATCCACAAGCTTTGGAATGCCGCGAATATTCTTGGTCTTGGAACCATCAGTCTTCTTCGCGGCTTTGTTTTCCTTCACCTCGGTAATTGCACACGCCGCGTCCATAATGCCAATCTTTGCCAGCTTCTCAATGAACTTGTCGCTGACAACGCAAGAGGATCCAAACTTGGAACTTGGCGTGTTCATGAAATCCTTGGTTTGACTATCAAATGCAGGGTTTTCAATGTCACAACGCAAGAACAGGATAATCTGTTCCTTGATGCTATTCGGTTTTACCTCAATCTTCTTCTTTTTCTCAATATACTCAACCATCTTTTTTGTGATCTGATTGAGAATATATTCGACATGTTTTCCACCCTTTGAAGTGTAAATTCCATTTACAAAAGAAACTTGTTGAAACTCGTGCATCGGAGAAAGCGCAACAAGATATTCCCAGCGCCCATTTTCTGAATCCTCATAGACGCGCTTTGACTCCTCTTTGGAACCGATGTACATATCTACGTATTGAGTAAATGTCTTCACTGGAAGCAAGGCCGAGTTATATTTGACCTTTAGACTCTTATCGGTGACCGCGGCAATATCAAAGACGCGCTTGCGCAAAAGTGCCAACATATCCGTCGTAAGACCAGCAATTCCAAGTCGAGCGTAATCAGGTTTAAACGTCACCTTCGTGTATGGTTTTATCTTGCACTTTGTAATTTCGGGCTTGCAAATTTCATCCAAGTTATCCTTAAACACTTGCGAATACTTGAGTCCACGAACATGATCAATGGTTTCAATGGATCCGATCGTCGACCAAATAAGCGCGAGCTTAAATCCAAACCCGTTCTTGCCTCCCACAATTTTCTTTTCACTTTTATCATAGTTGGTAGAAGTTCGCAAGTGACCAAATATCATTTCAGGAATCCACATCTTGTGCTCGGGATGCATCGCAACATCAATTCCATTTCCATCATTCATCATAACGATCGTTCCATCGTCTTGAATCGAAACGTCGATATAACTAACGGGAATAGCATTCGGAGTATTTTTGGAAACTGCTTGTTGCATGCGAATCACGTGGTCGCGGCAGTTCACAACACCCTCGTCAAATAACTTGTAAAGTCCGGGAATATAGCGAATATTTTTTTGGATAATTTTGTCACCACTATCATTGAGAATCCAGACGTCGGTGTCGACCTGTTCTACAGAACCGATGTACGTATCTGGATTATCAAGGATGTGTTGTTTATCAGTTTTTTGTTGATATTTATTTGCTAGTAAAGTTGCTTCAGACGACATTGTTGATAGTTAACATTAATGATGAACATTTAAATTATTTCAATTTTATTTCAACTTTTGGAAAAAGTTGAGCAGAAGTTGATTTTTTATCAAAACTAAATATATACATGCCTGAGTGTTATCTTTCATATGTAAAAAAAAAATTATTAAAAACATCAACTTGGTTGTTAAAACAAGAATGTTGCGACCAATTATCATGTTCAGACTTAGCTAGAGATTTGCAAGACTTACAATTTAAATGCAATGACTTATTTGGAGAATCGAATGCATCAGCTAGAGATGATAAAGGAAATATAGCAGGAACTTTTTGCTCCAAATTAAAAAACAAAAAAATAATGACGTTAAATAAATTAACACAACTCGAAGCTAGAGGCGGAAAAAAAAACAAAAGCAAAAGACAAAGCAAAAGACAAAAAAGTAAATCTAGAAAAACTAGAAGAAGATAAAGTCAACTTTTAAAAAAGTGTATATATATAATATGTCCGTTGCTTCATTTGGATTTCCTGTAGTGTACAAAGGATCAAAAGTTACTTTTGTAAAAACAATGGCCAATCTAACCGATAAACAAGTTTATTGCAATTGTGTTCCAGAACACTACAAAAAAATTGTAACGGCTGAAAACAATCCTCAGCAATCAAATGCTATGCGAACATCACAACTATTATCAGCAAGTACTGGTTTAGGTGGAAAAATAATTTTTGGAAACAATGCTAATCGCAATGTAAATAATAAATTTAAGGCGTTGAATGGTTATGAAACCCCGGCAACAAGACCACTTCGAAATAAATTTTAGTTTCGCGTTAAAAATAATTATCCTTTAGGCATAATTATTTTTTTTCTTTCTTTAGTTTATAATGACTCGCACGAAAACCACTGGAACGAGAGCCGAGGTGTGGCATGGAACTGCCAAACACACCAGCGGTGGATTAGAGAAAAAAGATTTACTCCAAAATAAGCACGGGCGTATCGTTTCAAGGAGAAAGCACAACTCTGAAAAGAAGTCGAAACGTTTGATTAAGGCTGGTTACGGAACCAAGAAAGGAAAGTTTGGTTTCGTTTTGCTTGGAAATGCAAAGGGAAGGAGAAGCAAGAGGGGTAGCAAGAAGGGTGGTGTAATCCTCGGTCGCAGTGGAGGCAGAAGCCGCAGATACCGCGGCGGAAATGGTGTTGGTTACGCCCTTAGCCCCACAGAGGTTAGCGGCATGAGAGGCACAACTGCGGAGAATCCCAGCACTGGAGTGCAGTTTGCTGCAGGTATGGGTAATTAAATTCACTTTTTAACAAAGTTTAATGAAATAAGAAGCAAAACCTAAACCAATGCTAGTTGTTAAAATTTTTTTCTTTAGTTAAAATATAAATGGAGCGCGGATTAATGATGTTACTACATTCGATTATAATCGGATTTATTCTTTATTTTATTATGATTTTTTTACTAAAGCAAGATAAAAGTGTAGCAGAGAACAGATCTATTTTATTAGCTTCTGTCATCTTGATATACATGATACTATTTGGTCATGGTTTACCAGTTAAACTAAATAAGACCTTATAAATATTTAATGTCTTAAAAATATATATTTATGACATTAAGTAAAATAATATTACGCCCTACACCATGTACCATTCACTTGCTATAAAATTATCATAGACAACGTGTTCAGATAAAAATGCATGCAAATATTTTTCAAAATAACGCTTACTAACAATAACCAAAAAATTTGCCGTTAACTTGTCAGGAATTTGCGACTGACACAACATGTAAAAATTATACGCTTCTTCAAACTCAATAAGAGGACTCACATCTGAATCGCCGTGATCAGTATATTTTATTTTGCATTCAATCTTTAATTTTTCAAGAGAATAATTAATATCTTTTTTCTTATCCCATAAACTGCATTGAATGTTCAAAATATACTTGTTGTCAAGAATTTCGACATTCGGAAAGAAATGTTGCAAAATACTGAGAACATCTTTTTCTTTCAAATTTCCATTTGAAAAAACGGCCTTTGCACTTTTGCTGCACCATATTTTAAACAATAAACAAATCTCATCTATTTCCATTTCATCATCAAAATTTTCATTTACTGCAGAAACAATAGTTGTTTCCCAAAATTGCGTAAAGTCTGAAATGGTTGGTAAATACTTGCTTGTTACATTCGCAAAAGAATCAGTCTCTTCATTGTATTCTAATTTTTCTTTTAATAAATTTTTAAGAGTATTTGAGTAAATCATGTTTGTTACGTTCAAACTATTTACAAATTGTTTCCAAACGAAGTGCATATTTTTCCATTGGATTGAGAACGTTGCTTCTGAAGTTGAGTTTGCTTTTTCAATGCATTGTCCGATAAATTTTTCAACAATCATATTTTGGTTATTATTTTTCAAAAAGAAGGCGTAATTTTTTAACTCTTCATCTGCTTTTGTTTTGATAAAGTTGTCAGAGTTTTCATGTCTATTTGAGTAATGACTTGCAACAACAAGCAAGTCAAGGCCGATTGTTTTAATAGCGTCTTTGAACAAATCAACGGAAAAGTTTTCATTAATTTTAATCATTCGACACATCTCATAATTGTGACTTTCGTGATACTTTGTCATAAAATTATGAATAGTGTTTGAACTTCCTATGTTAACATATGCAATATTATCAATTTCACAAAGCAACTTTTTGGTGGTTTGATTCACTAGGAAAATTGTGTCTGTGTTTTTCTTTACGATGTTATCTCCAATTGCTGTCAAAAAATATTTCGCTTGATTTTTGCTTGGGAAGATAGCTGGGCACAGAAAATTGAGAACATGTTGTATGGTGTACGTTTCCGGTATTGACTTTAACAAACTCCTTTCTTTGATCCTCTTTATGATGTTTATTTTGGTTTTATGTTTCCATTGAACAAGTGGTTTGTCCTTTGAAATGCTTGTTAGTAGTTTGAAAAGGATATCATCTTCTTTTACAACTTTATACGTTTTTCCATTGTATTCATAAAAAGAAGAGTTGTTGTTGTTACTCAAAAAATAATACTGGTTTTTGCTAAGAAAAACTTGAACAAATATATTTTGTTCATTTGTAAGCAAGTTATTGCGATCAACCCGCTTTTCATAATTTTTGAACTCTTGTTCAAGTGTACTTGGTAAATAAGTATTTATATGATTGTGAATACGATTCATCATATATATGTTGTTTTTATACTTTTCACACAATTGTTTTATTGTTTCTTGGCATTTTTCATCGAGATCTGTCTCCATTTAAATATACGATATAAAACTATATTTATATGCTTTTTTCCGGTTTTAATATTTTACACCAATACAGGTTTTAATTTGCGAAGAACCCTTTCCATTTTAATTTTTTTATGCTATGAAAAAATGTAATTTTGTTTTTAGAGAATTTCATTAAAAATAGTGCAACCAACAAAAAGAAAAATATTATAAAAATAAAAATAACGTTTTTTTTGTTAAAAAACGAGTTTTCTCTAGAAGAAACGAACCCTTCTTTTTTCGCCTCTTCTGGGGTCTTGTGAAGCAACTCATTGCTTAGAAAGATGTCATCTGGTGTTGCAACATTATTTTTTCTGCAGAAATTTTTAGTAACAATTTTGTTTTTTAAATCAATTCCTGCAAACTCATGATAAGCTTCTATAGTTCTTTCTTTTCCCAAACCATACTTCTCTATATTATATTTTATGTTTTCGGGAAGTTGATGGCTTGATTTCTGTCCTATAATTTGTTTAATCTTTTCAACCGAGTCTATGTCGGTGTATTTATTGTCCGTCCATACCTTAGGTTTTCCTTCGCGGCCATATTCATGGAATACAACATTTTCGGTTGGTGTATAAATATTATAACCCGAAGTCCATATACGCACGCTATGTCCCATTTCTTCGCCAACAAATAAAAAATCTAAGTTTGGATCAAAAGGGACGTCCTTTAAAAGCTGATGTTTTGCGAAAAGAAAATTTCCAGAAACGTACGGCGTTTCATAAAACTCGTCATTTGTGTGAATTTCATCGGCGCCGGTATATTTTAAAATTCCGTCTCTGACTTTCATAAAATAAGTCTGGCAAAGTCTTGTCACAATTTTTGGATCAAAATCGTCAATTTTTTCATAATCTTTTATATCTCGTGCGTAATGCGACAAAACAGCCTTATTAATTCCTTTCGCATCTAAACGTTTCATCATTTCAATGCATTTGGCATCCCAATTTTTAACAAACCTAGTATGACTATCTATTTGCAAAAAATATTCTTGACCAGACCATAAATTTGCAGCTAAATATCTAGCCCAAGTTGGTCCTTTTCCTTCATAATGTTTTATTCTCATCATTATAACATTCTCGGTAACAATAGAGTCTGTAGATTCTAGCAAACAATCTGCATCTTGGCTTTCATCATTTTGCTGAATTACGCCGCAGTATATATTTTTTGGATTTTTAGCCATAGAATACATTGATTTCAAAGTAGAGTTGCATACTGGATCTCTGTACGCCGCTATACTTACAAATATAGTTCCTGGTTTAATTGGCACTTTCATTCTTTTATATTATAGGCGCAAAATAAAAATTTCAAAAGTATTCATATAGACATAATATAAAATGAAAACTCAAAAGGTTCCGATTCGATATTTACCCAAAAGACTTTCACGAAAAGACAAAAAACGGCAGTCCTTTATGTTGAAAAAATCGAGGCGGCTTTATAAAAAAGGAGTTTACTACACTAGAAAACCAGTTTCCACTTTCAAATCAAAAGTCTCTCCACATATTATCAAAGCTCGGAAAGTATATGGTGTAGAAACAATTGGAGCGACGGATGAATTAGCAAAAAAAACAGGTTGTTCAAAACGCGCGCTAAGTGAAATCATTAGGAAAGGTGAGGGTGCTTATTTTAGTTCCGGATCTAGACCAAATCAAACGGGTCAGTCTTGGGGAGTTGCGCGTCTTGCGTCATCAATTACTGCGGGAAAAGCCGCCGCAGTAGACTATTCTATCTTAGAAAATGGGTGTAAATCGAATAGTAAGGCACTTGCTTTAGCAAAAAAATCAAAACGCGAATATGGCCATGGACAAGGAACCGCGTCAAAAGTTAAACTTTTTTGAAAAGTATAGCAAATATACTTTTAGCAAAGTATAGCAAATATACTTTTTTAAAAAGTATAGCAAAATATATTAAAGTGCGTTAAAATAAAAATATTCGCCTCATAAGTATTTAAAGATTGTAAAATAAAAAGTCTATAATATGTCAAATTCCATAAAAAATTCTCCGACTGATGGAAATGTGTTAACGATTAAAACTGTACAGATTGCTCCATTTAGAACTTTAATGACTGCACTCAAGGATATTTTATTAGAGACAAACATTACATTTCAGCCTGACGGAATTCGTATTATTAATATGGACAAGTCGCATACGATTTTGGCTCACTTGCATTTAGCTGCTCAGAATTTTGAGTTTTACGAGTGCAAGAAGGAGAAGATTATCATTGGTGTGAATATGTTCCATTTGTTCAAGCTGATTAACTCGATTGATAATGATGACACATTGACTATTTATATCGAGAATTCCGACTACATTGATGGAATTGTTTCTCATTTGGCGCTCAAGTTTGAGAATGGTGAAATTAAGCAATGCAAGACGCAGAAGTTGCGATTGATTGAACCTGAGCCTGAGGAGCTTGAGTATCCTGACGTGAAGTTTTCTTCTATTATTAACTTGCCTTCCACAGATTTCCAAAAGATTATTCGCGATTTGTCTTGTATTTCTGATAAGCTGGAGATCAAGTCTGTTCGTAATGAGTTGATTTTCAAGTGCTCAGGACAATTCGCTAGCGCTGAGATTCATAGAGCTGAGTCCGATGGTAGCATGGGTTTTGTTTTGAAGCAAGATTCGTCAAAGGTTATTCAAGGCGAGTTTTCTCTAAAGAATTTAGGGTATTTTATTAAGTGCACCAACTTGTGTTCCCAAATTGAAGTCTACTTGGAGAATGATCTGCCTCTTGTCGTGAAGTATAATGTTGCCAGTCTCGGGGAGATAAAACTGTGTTTAGCACCGTTGCCCTCTACATAAGTCACGCGATTTACTGAAAAATAAAATTTACATTTTAACAACAAATTTTCAATAAAAATAATTACATAATTATTTTTATTGGTTTAGATAATATATTTTACATATTTATAACAATGAAATTTTTTTTTGGCGTTATGTCAAAAAATCAAGTTGACGCAATAGTTCAATATTCGCTAGAAAATTTGGACAAGGAAATTACGTTTATTCCTAGTAGAAGACAAGTTGAATATAACGGAGGTTATGTAAATAGTTGGACTACAAAGACATTTACTGAATACGTGAAACGTTTAAACCCGTGCATTAAAATAGAAAGAGATCATTCTGGTCCCGGACAGGGTCTTTATGATGATAATGGTTATGATTCTTTAACAGAGGACTGCAAATATTTTGATTTGATACATATTGATCCTTGGAAAAAATATTCAGAATTGAACGAAGGAATTCAATGGACAATTAATATGATTAATCACTGCTACAATTTAAATCCTAACATCGAATATGAAATTGGAACAGAAGAAGCAATTCGTCCGTTTACAATTGAAGAACTTGAAAAAATTATACTAGAAATAAAGAATAAGCTTCCGGAAAACGTTTACAATAAAATAAAATATTGTGTAGTGCAATGCGGAAATGCTTTGGGTAATGGAACAAACATTGGAAGTTTTGACGAAATAAAATTAAAAAAAATGCTCAATTTGGTTTCTAAATATAATTTTATTTCAAAAGAACATAATGGAGACTGGGTTTCTTTAGACGTAATAAAGAAAAAACACGGGATTGGTTTAGAATGTATTAATATTGCGCCTGAGTTTGGTGAAATAGAAAGTAGAGTTATTTTGAATAGAGTCATTGAAAATGTAGAACACTACAATAAATTTTATCGATTGTGTATTGACTCTGGAAAGTGGAAAAAATGGGTATCTGGTGACTTTGACTATTTGAATAAAAAAAGTGAAATTATATTGATAAGCGGACATTATATATTTTCATTGGAAGCGTTTCAAGAAATAAAAAAACAATATTCAAATATTGATGTAGACATTCACAGAGCAATGATAAATAAGTTGAACGAATTATATTTTTAAACTAATAATTATTAAATCTGTAAATCCTTGTCACGAATCAGCACATTCAATGAAACAAAAACATTCAAAAACCATTTAATTATAAAAAAATTTTTAATTATAAAAATAATAAATATTTACAATTAATATATTATCTAATAACAATGGCGAATACGAGATTTTTTTATGATCCTTGCAGAACAAAAAAGCATTTGCAACAAGCAACTGGTCCCGGAAGGTATATGTTAAACGTTCCAGGTAATGGAGCGGATCCTTGCTATATTGAAGACCCTCAAATTATTATTCAAAAATGGGGCGCCAATTTACGAACAAATACTATTAATTTAGAGAGCGATTTGATGGGTGTAAATAGAAAAGTGAGCAGAGATTGTTTAGGAAAAGATAACTACCAAAGTTATAATGTGCCAAATAGCGCTATTGAATATCCAACATGCAACAATTTATTTACCGAGCAGTCTAGAGCAATCATGCCTGCTTGGACTGCGCGCGACTTGGAACAGGTTGATTGGTACACTCTTCCTCTAAATCCTCAAGAAAATACGTGCTTTCCTTTTCAGAATAATTTGAACACCAGAATTTTAGAAAAAGATTATCATATCCCGATGCAGTTTGAACCTCTGTGCAGTGATCCCAATTCGACGAGTACTTTGCTTCCAGTTGCGCAAGACAGGGGGGGATATGTCGGAGGACCGAATGTTTGTACCACGACAGATTCTTGTGGATTTTAATTTATACGGGAACCGCAAGATTTCCTTATAAATAAAGAAAATAAGTAGTTTATAAAATATATTCCTGTATATATATGGAACTTGCACTACCAATATTAGCATTGGGAGGTTTATACGTTGTTGCAAATCAAAATAAATCAACACGGCCTAAAAATATGTTAGTTGAGAATTTTCAAACGGCTGGCGCAAATCGAAATGCTTTGCCAAATACAAATATTCCTCCACAAAATTATCCAGTTACAAATATGAATCAACTTTTAGATAATGTAGCCGAATATCAAAATCCTAATTCTGCTACCGATAAATATTTTAATCAGAATTATTTTGAGAAAAAAGAGAACGACGGAATTCGCGTCGGAAATACGCCCCAAGATGTTTATAGTATGTCTGGCAACTACCTCAACTCAAAAGAATTCAAACACAATAATATGGTTCCTTTTTACGGAGGAAAAATAAAAGGTTACACGTACGATATGAATATAGCTGAAACTGTGTTGGATAATATGGCCGGCACTGGGTCTCAAGTAATAAAAAAAATAGAGCAGGCGCCTCTATTTAAACCAGAAGATAACATGAATTGGGCTTTTGGAGCGCCGAATAATAGTGATTTTTACCAGTCTCGCGTGAACCCTGGAATGAAAAATAATAATGTTAAGCCATTTGCACCGGTATACGTTGGTCCTGGTTTAAATCAGGGATTTTCTGCTGCTGGTACCGGAGGATTTAACTCGGGAATGGAAGCTCGCGACTTATGGATGGATAAAACTGTTGATCAATTGCGCGTTGTTACAAATCCTAAAATGGAATATACTTTAGATAATCACGAAGGTCCCGCGGAATCTCATGTTAAAAATGTTGGAATTATTGGACGTGTAGAAAAACAAACACCTGATACATTTTTTATCAACACACAAGATCGTTGGTTAACGACAACTGGCGGCGAAAAAGGGCAAATGTTGCGTTCCGTTCAAGAGATGGGCGTAATAAGGAGACCTGACTGCGAGGTTGCATATCCAGGCCCCGCAGGACCGGCTGAAAAAGTTGCTGGATACGTTCCTACAGCGTTTGAAGACTCGAAGCGACATGAATTACCTGCGAGAAATATTAATCATTCTGCTGCCGTTGGACACGGACCAGTAGAAGGTTTAGATAGTTTAAAAAGTTATTCAAATTATAGCAATCATAGATCTACGATAAAGCAGTGTGATACAATAAGGAGTGGATTTGGTGGGGCAATTGGTGCAGTTATCGCTCCACTAATGGACGTTCTGCGGCCTTCAAGAAAGGAGGAAGTTGTTTCTAACTTGAGAATTTACGGAGACGCTGGTCGTTCCGTAGAATCCGGATATGTTTTAAATCCTAATGACATAACACCTAAAACTATAAAAGAAACGACTATATACACGCCAAATTCTTTTATAAATAATCAAAAAGAAGGCATTTATGTAAATAACTACACCCCGATGGATCTAACTCAGAGAGATACTACGAGTTGCCCGACCATGGGTTTTGTTGGAGGAGCATCGACCGGATACGGCGATATGAATTACGAGAACATGTATAGACAGACAAATAATGATATAAAATCTCAAACAATTTATAATCGCCCTAATCCTGGTGGAATGGAAACTTTCAATAATCAATATAATGTTACTATAAGTAAACACGCGAGTGATTGTGTTAATGGTCGTTTTACTGCACCTTCGTCGATAATTAAGGTTCCTCCTGGAAAAGATACTTATGGAAAAATTAATGTTCCGCAATACTATAATGAAAATATGGGGTGTGACAGAATAAATCCTGATTTATTAAATGCTTTTAGATCGAATCCTTACACGCATAGTTTAACGACGAGTGTTTAGAACATTGTGTATTTATTTTTTTATATATTTCTAGTAGTATATTAATATATAAAATGTCGCAGTATAACAATTATTTATCTTATTTAAAAGATCGAAACACTTCTTATTGTGGGACGAGTCAAAATAATTATACGAATACAAAATCATTTAGCTCAGAAATTACGCAACCAGGGACGCTTGTAACTACGACAACAAGCACGTCTACTCAAGGAAGCGGTGCAACTGGAGCTCAAGGACCTCAAGGGTCAACTGGACCTCAGGGTCCTGGTGGAGGAGGGAGTGGTTCACAAGGCGCAACAGGAGTGCAAGGTGCAACTGGAATTTGTGGTAGTAACGGCGCACAAGGTGCTACTGGAGCGGGACTTCAGGGTGAGACAGGAATTCAGGGCGAGACTGGAATTCAGGGCGAGACTGGACCACAGGGCGAGACTGGGGCGCAAGGTGCTACTGGAGCGGGACTTCAGGGCGAGACTGGACCGCAAGGCGCAACTGGAGCGGGACTGCAGGGCGAGACCGGACCACAGGGTGCTACTGGAGCGGGACTTCAGGGCGAGACAGGAATTCAGGGCGAGACCGGACCACAGGGTGCTACTGGAGCTGGAATTCAGGGTGAGACCGGACCACAAGGTGCTACTG